CATACCAGTCTCTAAGTAAGACAGGGGCACCATTATCTAGCCAGTCCATAGTATCATTCATTGCTTCATTAACCAAACGGTTAAGCTCTTCTTCAGATAGGTCTTTCATGTTAATGCACCTTAACTTCTTCCCCTGTATCAAGATGGAAAATCTTGTATTCGGGTATGTCTAGGTTTGTAACAATAGCTGAAGCTACTTCGTAGTTTTTATATCGACCAAGTTCAGCAAAGTCCTTGAAGTTACCAACAGGGGTAATTACTACGACCTCTCTGTCTACGAATCTATGGTACTGACCTCTTGTAGTTTCTGGAATAGCGGACTTTTGTGTTTTTACTAAATTTAACATAGCACCTCCTTAATCTTGTTTATTAGAGAACTCTTCAATCAAAGAGTCTAACCACTGTAAACGCCCTTCTTTAAAATCTTTTGGCTGCATTTTCAAAGACAGCTTTGGATGATGACGATACATCCATCCTTCATACGAGCAGCAATTGTCCCCTAACCTCTTCTCAATGACCTTTACTGCTACCTTACCTGCACGACTTTTATACTTTAGTGCAAGGCAGATATAATGATAAGAATCATCTGCAATACGTTCCCTAGCTATCTTAAAGGCTTCAGCAATTTCTTTATCTGTTACTTCCCTTCCAATAGGGAATAGTTCTGTAATAGCGCTTACTTTACTCAACAACCATGTGCTACCTTGCACATAAGCGTATTTCAACTTCTTACCGTATTTATCTACCATGTTAACCTCCTTAGTTGTTTGCATAGCTGTATTGTACAGCATATTTTTAACAAATCAAGCAATATTACAAATTATTACGATTTAAGTCATATCTTTTTGTTACCCATCCAAGCGTGTCTTGGAATAGGCATCAATACCAAGGCTTGTCCATCTAAGAACAGTAGACCTCTTAGAGTCTATAAAGAACCATATTAAAGCATATGTACAAACAAAGAATGTTGTTAAGAAACAACAGACAATAAAAAATCCCCTGTCCTTTCAGAGAGGGGATTAAATCGTTACTTCGTAACAAGACTTCACAAGCGCACTTTAGAATAGTAATATTCATATAGACTGACCAGTCTTTAGAATCTTACTCTACCAAAGAAGGGAGAGGAGATTATTAGGTATCTTTATAAGTAAATTATTAGTAGTTTCTAATAAGATAGTAGTCATCAAAGACACACAAATCTAAGAACTGACAAGCTCTAGTATGTACAAATATGAAGTAAACTTCATATAAGACATAAACTTTAAGTTTAATATAACTAAAAGGTTATATATATACTTACCTAGGGAAAATCGCGACGAAGTTTCGCCTTTTAGGAGGAAAGACGGTGCTATTGCTGTGTCTCTTCCTTATTCCCAAAAGGCGTTCTGCGTCACGTTAGCTAGGTTCAGTTAGATATGTTCTTACCTGAGGGTTGCTGACGTTATGGTACTTCACAAATAGTCTAGGGGAGGTGTTGAGGCTCCAGCCAAACAGTTTGCCGATTTTCTACAGTCCATCATTTAATATCCAAGAGCAGAAACGCTCAAGTATATTCGCTTGTAGGGGATTATTCGTCAATGGTTCAGACGTAATGTGCTTGACAGCCTTTGCTGCTACGCTTGCGGAAGGAAGACTTGGTGAATCCCATTAGATGCCGCCTTTTATCCCGCAACACCCAACCGCCATTGTACCCGTAATATGGTATTATACCACAACTTAGCTGCACTTCTACAACTAAGCCAGAGTTAGATATGATTTCTCATGTCATACTTTAATTATATCAAAAAAAATAAGAAAAGTCAAGTGAAGTCGAAAAAATATGCTAAAAACTAGCTCAATTGTGCTAAATTTATAAAAAAAGTACAATTTGTGCAATAATTACACAAACTACTTGCTTTTTAGATGTTTTTATGCTACAATACCTCCAAGGAATAGGCTATGGACTTGAAAAAACTTAATGAATTGCTTGAGTATGTTCCTCAAACAGGGGTTGTGCTTATGAGAAGTACCAAGCATAGGCTTATTGCTGATGCAGATGGTTTCTACACAGTGTACGATACGGAAACAAAGAAGAGGACAAAGGTTAAAGCTGACAGGCTTTGTTGGTCGTTAGGTAACAACAAGAAGTTGTTGAAAACTCAGAAGATTCTGCATAAGAATCTGAACTACACAGACAACAGACTACAAAACCTTGCTCTTACTTCCTCTAAGGTGTTTAGCAAGGTTCAAGAGGCAGTTAAGAATCTTGGAGGTGGTCTAAGACTTGCTCCGCATCATCGTGATAGGTATGATATAAATATTTTCTATTTCAGTAATAAAAGGCTTGTAAAAGAGATTTATTGTGATATAATTGTAGCAAAGAGAAGGTTACTTGTGCTACAGCTAAGGTACGCAAAAGTCCTTACAAGGTACTGTTATTTTGATTAAAGAAGGGGGGGGTAAATGAATGTAGGACAACTGAAAGAGACCTTAAAGGGTTTTAATGATGAGACCGAGATTAAGATTGGTGGCTGGACAGAGTCCAATTCTGGAGTGTACCGTTATAGGACAACAACTCTTGAATCAGGGCATATAAACACTGAGACTGCACAGGCTACAGGTAAGACAGTAATTGTGCTAGACTCAGATTAACGCAAAAGTCAGCATCTACGGCACGGCGTACGCTGGGACAGCCGAGTTATGACTCTGAATACAACGAAGGAGAGAAGCTATGAGCGGAACGATGACGGTGAAAGAACTGATAAATAAATTGCTGGAGTACGACATGGACGAGCCTGTGTTTATCGGGCTGGGAAGCCGAAGCATCCCTGACGGTAGCGCGGAAATAATGGGGGTAGCGGAGTGGTCTTCAACCATCACCTGCGGCTTCGGGGTGTACCTCAATCCGCGTGAGCACTTGGAAAACCACGATGCGCCATCTAATGCAGAAATACTCAGATTAAAATGCTAGTGTTTACTATTTCTTTTGTATATGTGCTAAGCCTAGGTGCTACCCTTTCTTATGGAATTTTTGATAAATTTTCTAGGCTTGTCACTGTCTCTTATGCTGAGGCAGCGTACAACACTGTTCTTGCGATAACCCCAGTGCTAAATTCTTTTACAGCTTTGCTGTTCACTTTCAGATTCTACAGGAAGAAGGTTAAAGACCTAGATATATTATCCACTTCACTTGACAATCATTAAAAAATATGTTATAATTAAATGTCAAGCATAAAATAATATAAATTCAATACTTAGGTTATCAGGATAACAAAATCTTCTTGCCCTGCCTTAACACTGAAGTAAATTACGATTGTTTGACATAATCTGTTGACACTCGTTTACTCCTTTCTGATTGACTCAACCAAGGGAACAGTAACCCTTCCCTTCGGGGTTTAATAAATAACTAAGTAGGTATGGAAACTAAAAATAATAAGAATGGTTACAATAGAAAACCATCAGGAATATTTGCACAAGAGGAAGAAGACGACTTCTACCTAGAGATACAGACCTTGGTAAATCCTACAGGCTGTACGCCTGTTGTACTGTACGATAGAGAAGAAGAGATACAAGAAAATAACTTATACAGTGCTTAGGAGTACGGTATAATAGAAATATGTGTTGTCGTCTAAATGCTAGGACAGCCCTCGACGGAGGGTAGATGCAGGTTAAAATCCTGCCGATGCGTACAAGACTTTCAGCGAGTAGCTGATGGCACTATGGAAAGACATAGACCAAAATAAAACGTACTGTGACTATAATAATAAAAAAGCAGTACATTTGGTTTTGGTGCGGTGTGGATGGACACACAAGGCGAGTTATGTTTGCGTGAATAAGAATCGCAAACGGCGGGCTGTTAATACGTAATAGACAGGCACTGGCAGGGTCTTAAAAATCCGAGACGCTAATCGGCAACCTGCAAGCTGGTATCAAGCCCAGTCACCAATTAAATCAGATGCTATCGTATAATGGTCAGTACAGCAGGTTTTCATCCTGCTAATCAGAGTTCAATTCTCTGTAGCATCTCCAAGTAAACAAGAAGGGGGCTAGAATGCGTTTAAAAGCTGTTTTAGTGCTGTTATTTGCGTTGGCAATACCTGCACAAGCAAAATCACCAGAAGCCCCTAAAATCCTCTTAGAATGTGGTTCCTTAGCTGGCTTTGGAGCATTGCATCTGTATCTTAAAGACGGAACAGGCATAACCATAAATATTAAGTGCGGAATGCAAGCATAGGAGAAAGAAATGCAAGAAACAAACGAACTTGTACAGATAAGCGGAGCACCTACATCTGACTGGGTAATGGATGTGTTTATTTTCTTGTTTAACTTTTTTGACTTGCTCTTTGGTTGGATGTTCTGACAGTGAGCTCTGTCTCTAAAAGTCTGCTACTTTATCTAATGATGTCTATTCTTGGTAAAGACAAATAAGGTTGTAGACTTTTAGCTTCCTAGGTTGTAAGTCAATAAGACTAAACACTACATATACACCTAGGAGCTAGATAAATAAAACACCCGTCAAGCCTAGAACGCTGGAGAACTGTAATACTGGCAGTGCTGGGCTGGAAACGGTCGATGCTCAAACCGACGGGTTAATTTACAACATGGTGTAAACAATACACACAAAAGGAATCAATAATGAATTTTCTGAAATCAGCAGTAAGCGCAGTTAAGGGTGTGTTTACACCAACAACAGTCACTTTCATAAACCTGAATTGGTGCAAGATTGCACTTGTCGTAGTTAGTCTTATTGCATTCTTTAAGTGAGTATGTTATATACGAAATAATGAATGCGAATACCAGACCGTTGTGATATATTGACGGTTAGCCAAGCTGGTTAAGGCATCGGATTTTGATTCCGACATTCGCAGGTTCAACTCCTGCACCATCTGCCAACAAACAAAATTTTGTGCAAGTTTCATCTCTTGCACATAAAAAGTTCTAACTACCTTAGAACCCTTATGACAGCGGATAGGCTATCAACCTTAGCGTCATATTAGATGGTACTACTAATTAAAATAACAGTACCGCATTTAGCTAAGGAAGCCTTCTCTGAGGGCTTTCTTTTTAGTCTTTGTAAGTATATTAAATATATTGTGTAAGACAAACATTAAAAAGAAATTGAGTAGATTATGGTATTCAGAAAAACAGTAAATGGTGAAGTCGATGCTGACATCAACACCAGCGGAAGACCGCTAAAGGGCGATGGAACTAAGAAACTGACTAATCGTCAGATTCGTGAAAAAGAGTTCCTATCTCTTGCAAGAAAGTTTAAACCCCTTCAGGCTGCTGCTCTTGCTACTGCATCAAAGATTATGCAGAATGAAGAGTCTAGCGATATGAATAGGCTTAAAGCGTCTGCTTTAATTATTTCGACATACCAAGACTTGTTAAAAGATGTCTACGACAAGGATTATGACGCAGAAGGTGCAGATGAGATTCAACAAGGGAATAAAGCGCCCGTGTTTTCTTTATCTATCGTAGGCGGTAACGAAGAAGAAAAGAAAAAGAAGTAAGTTTTAACAACAGCTAGGGTCATTCCCGAAAGAGAACTCCTCATTCTCCCGCTGTTTGTTTTATTTTAGAGGATTATCTGAGGAGATAATATGGGAATGTTTACAGACTTAATTAAAAACAGTAAACAAAGTGAAAATGAACGCTTTGAATCGAACAGAAGAGATGCTGAGAAACGCGGGCTTGATTTATTAAGTCATTTCTCAGAGAACAATCAGTGGTTTGGTAATTACATCTTCAAGAGTTGTGGTCACTCGACCACCAGACAAATTAATAATATCCGCAACAGTAAAGGCGTACTTGTGTGTAAAGAGTGTTCTGACTTGAGAGCACAGCAATCAGAAGTATTGAGAGGTCTAGTTTGCCTTGGTGCTGCTTCCGACGGGCATATACGAAAACAAAGATACAAGGTATTAGCCTGTGGACACGAAGTTGACATTTTTAACGGTAATATGCAAAAACCGCCGTACAACTTATACCCTTGCAAAGAGTGCCTTACCGCAAGGCGGAATAAGTTGTTAGAAACGCTGGGGATATCTGTTGTTGAAAACGGTGAACTGGGTAAAACATCTCTTCGCAGGGGGCATCTTTACCAAGAGTTTAAGTATTCTGGGTGTGGACACAGATTTTCAGCTTTGTTTACGCACCTTGAGGAAAGACCTCGTGGCTGCGTAGAGTGTAAAAAGTTAGAGAGTTCAAAATTGAACTCAGAGGTGGATACAACAGAAAATCCACGGTTAACAGGTAAGTTCAAGACAAGAGATATACCTGTCAGCCATAAAAAGATTAACGAAGCAATAGAGAAAGGTCTAACGCTTATCTCTGCTAGTAATAACCGTTGTTACGGCTACTATAGATTACCCTGCGGGCATAATTCATTCCTGCACTATGGTGCAGTCCGAAAAGCGAAAACTAACTTATTTAAATGTGAGCCTTGCTTAGATTTGAAGTTAAAGGCAGAAGCCGAGAATGTAGGTATTACTTATATTAAAGGTTTATTTGATATTAAGAAAAACTATATAAGAAATTACCAATTCCCGTGTGGTCATGTGTTACAGTTACGAACTGACAATGTTCGCACAGGGAAAATATCTTGCACAACGTGTAAAGAGGAGAAGTATAAAAGTGAAGCCACTGAAAGAGGTTTAGTATTACTTTCAGTTGGAGATAGGCAGTCCACCTATAACTACTTATTACCTTGTGGTCATATTAAACCGACATATCTGTCATCCGTGAGGAACTACTCTTGGAAATGTAGAGAATGTCAGGAGCAAAGGTATTCCGAAGAGGCAAAAGCTGCTGGTCTTGTAATGAACAGGAATGTGAAGAGTCATCACCATGATTATCGTAACTACACATTACCTTGCGGCTGTTCTAAAGATATAAGCATATTTTGTGTAAAGAATAAATCCTTTGAGTGCAAAACACATCCAGATAGAAAGTTTGATTTCAGTCAACCAATATCTGTGTACTTAATTAAACTAATACTTCAAGACACTGAGGTTTTGAAATTAGGTTATAGCAATGAACCCTCAAGACGGTTCAGGTGCTATGGTCTGGATGGTTCAGTAGAGGTCATCAAGGTTATAGAGTTCAGTAACGGACAAAACGCTGTGGACTTAGAACGGCATTTGCACGAGAAGTACAGGCACATATCACTTAATTCTGAACAGATGTCGAACTACATGGGAAACGGTTTCACAGAGTGTTACCCATTGGAAATGAAAGACACGTTGTTGAAAGAATTACAAGTTCTTGAAACAACATACAAAGGTACATTAAAAGAAGAAAGGAAACCTCTTGAGTGAACAAATCATAATCGGACCACGCTCCAAAAAGCAAGAAATGTACATCCAGAGCGAATGTGACGTAGTTGTGTTCGGTGGTGGAGCAGGCTAAAGCTGGAAAAAGTTTTCTGGGAGCAATGGATACATTGAAATACACAGAAGACCCTAAATTTAGAGCACTTGTAGTTAGAAGGTTAACCCCACAGATTCACGGTCCTGGGGGTATCTTTGAAACATTTGCAAACCTTCATAGAGAAATCTATGATACTAGATTAAAGGTCAAAAAACGTGACGGTATTTTAGAATACCCTAACGGTGGTACAATTTCATTCCGCCACTGCCAATATGAGGACGACAAACACTCGTTCCAAGGTTGGCAGTTGAGTATGGCTTAACAGAAAGTTAATAGATGAGGCCCAACAGTCAATTTTGTATTAGCTGTTGTAAAATCCCTTGAATTGCTGGAATCCCCTCAGAGCCTTTAAGCTACAACAAAACTGGAAACGGTAAGTGTGAATGCGTGAAAATTAAAGGATTGGGCAATCAGCAGCTAAGACTCTGAAATGAGTAAAGTTCAACGACTATTCCGTAAGGAAGTAGTAGGAAAGTTCCTACGAAGCGGGGGAGTACGAAAGTACATGATATAGTCTATTCTAGTGCGAAAGTACTAGCAGCGAAAGCGGTTTAGTATTGACGATACTAAGCGAATAAAAGTGACACAATCTCAGGTTATTTATATCATGTCTCGACTACGGTCTGAGGCAGCTATGAAACCTAAAATGCGAATGACGTGTAACCCAGCAGGTAAAGGGCATTGGTTAACTAATTGGTTGGAGTGGTATCTACTTCCATCAGGTTTACCAGACCCCGATAAATGTGGTGTTGTAAGATACTTCACCATGAATGACAATGAAATGATATGGGGCGACACAGCTGAAGAAGTAAAAGAAAAAGTACAAGGGTGTTCTCCATTGAGTTTCACCTTTATTTCTGCAAACGTAAATTTATAGCGTCCTGTAAGAGAAATCTTACTTGAATAACCTTGTTAACTCAGGGGAAGCCTTACCATTAGGTTGAAGGTAATCCTGAGCTTGTGTTGTTAAATATACAACCCAAGTGCAACGACTATCGAAACCGCTCATTATGAGATAAGGGAGTAGAGTAGCTTCAAGTGAAGCGAAACGCAAGGGGTCTGATTGGTGATAGCCAAAGACCGTGATATAGTCTGGTCTTAATGGAAACATTAAGCAGCTTGAATAAAGCGAGTAGGATATTAACGAATCCTGCTGAACAAACACGATACGACAACCCAACCTTGCTACAAAGGCAGCCACAATACGTTGCATGGTTAGAAGGTCAAGACCGAGAAACCAAAGAGGCTCTTCTTTACGGGAACTGGTATGTCACAAAACAGCAGGAAAACTACTTTAAACGCGCTTGGTGCAGGTTAATTCAAGATGTACCACCTGTTATACAATCAGTAAGAGGTTTTGACTTAGCGGGTAGTATTAAAGACGAGGTAAACAAAGACCCTGACTATACTGCCACAGCCTTGTTGCATAAAACAAAGGATGGTAGATATGTCATTGAACACGCTGACCACATCAGAGAGAGATTTCACACTGTAGAAGAGTGGATATTTAAATTGAGCGAAACAGACGCAGATAATGTAGTCTACGTGATTCCTGTTGATGCTGGAGCAGCGGGTAAAGCCTACGCTTCTACACTTCAAAAGAAACTCGCAGAAAGCGGAAGAGCTTGTAGATTATTTCCAATGTCTAACAAAAGCAAGCTAGTACGTTTTAGACCTTTTGCATCAGTAGCTCAGGCTGGTTATATTGATATACTTAATTCTCAGTGGAATACTTTTTACTTTGACGAGTTAGAAAAGTTCAGCGGAGATGGTAAAACACATGACGATATGTTAGATGCTACAGTTGCTGGATTTTGGTTTTTAAATCAAGTCCGACAACTCCCCAGCTTCACCCTCCCCGACCTCTCCCAGTCAACCTCTTTTGGCTTTCAGTCAAGCGCACTCCCAACAGAATTAACCTCTCCTTTACAACAAGGTGAGTTTTTATAAAATAAAAGGATAATAATTTCATGGTCAGAAGAAAAGATATTGCTAAAGCACAAGACCCTTTAGATGACAAACCAGTACCTTTTCGTTTGGGTGAAATTGGTGTAAGCGGTTCAAATATTGTTGCAAGCCTACCACAGGACGAATTGAAAAGGGAATTAAATTTCCCTTACAATATAAAGACATTTAAACAAATGATGCTGCACCCAGCAGTTAATGCGTCTATCAGTCTTTACAAAAGTATGCTATCAAAAGCTACTTTCAGAGTAGTCCCTGTAAAGAACGCCACAGCTAAAGAGCGCAAGCAAGCTGAGTTAATCGACGGTATGCTCAAAGACATGGAGACACCTCTTGAGGACGTTATCTCCGAAGCGTTGAGCTGCTTAGAGTACGGCTTTGCTCCAGTTGAAAAGGTATTCCGTCTTAGAGACGGTACGCAAGGGGGGGTTTATAAAGACGGTTTAATAGGGATTAAAAAACTCTCATTAAGAAACCAAGAGAGTATACTACGCTTTGAGTTTGACGAAGATGGCAACGATGTTGTCAACTTAGTGCAATCACTCTCAAAAGTACATGACCCTTTTGGACGTTACAGTAAAAGAGCTTCTGCCGATATTGTCATACCTAGAAGTAAATTCTTACTGTTCACCACAGGCAGTAACAAAGGTAGTCCTTACGGTACTTCACCTTTACGCAATGTGTACCTGCCTTGGAAATACTTACAAGCTATTGAAGAGCTAGAAGCCTCTGGTGTTGCAAAAGACCTTCAAGGCATCCCCTACATGAAGCTACCTGCTGCCTATATGTCAGAAGAGGCTTCGCCAGAGAATAAAGCATCTCTTGAGAAATTTAAGAATATCCTGAGGAATTTGCAACAAAATTCTCAGGCGGGTGTGATGCTCCCAAGCGACGTAGACCCAGAAACTAAAACCCCTTTATTTGATATTGAGCTTCTAACCTCTGTAGGTAAGAAATCTTTTGATACTGAAAAAATAAAGGATTATTACAGGGTAATGATTTTTATTGGGTTATCAGCAGATATTCTACTAATCGGTAACACCCAAACTGGTTCGTTTGCACTTGGAGCGATTAAAAACTCCTTGACAGGGACGGCTGTAGAAGGTTATTTAAAGAACATTGTCAAAGTCTTCAATACAGACCTAATTAAGCACTTATACGAGTTAAATAACTGGGACTTGTCACGCAGATGCTCTCTTGATTTTGAGAACTTTGGGGATATTGACCTCGACAGCTATAGTAAGGCTATTCAACGTATCGCATCGGTTGGTATATTACCAATTACATTGGATGTTGTAAATGACGTACTAGGTAAACTCGGATTAGATAATTTACCAGCAAATACAAAACTTGAGGATGTACTGTCAAGCAAGACTTCCAGAAGTGGAGATGGTATGAAGACTGCTGGCGAGGGGACTTCAACTGACCCAGCAGGCACTGATACATCATCGATGAATGTGGAAAACGCTTAAAGGCACTGCAACAGTGCAAAATAAATAAATAATACAAGGATAATAAAATGGATACCCCAATCTGGCCCTCTAGTTCACTGCTAACCGTCACCCCAAGTAATTCTACAATTCTGGCAAGTGTTGCTCGCCAACTTTATGTCGGAACTGGCGGGGATGTCACTGTCCTTACAGTTGATAATCAAGTAATCCTGTTTAAAAATGTAGGAACTGCTCAAGTCATTGGACCATTCTTTGTTAAACGAGTGAATGCCACAGGTACAACTGCTACAGATATTGTAGCATTTATTTAAGCAGGACGGCTATGCAGATTAGTTTAGCGATAAAAGCCCCTACACAGCCTACCACTATCCAACGCGCTATAACTACACTTGCAGGGCTGTTTAGGTCAGGTGTACAAGGTGTATGGTATGACCCTAGTGACATTGAGCGTTATATGGCGACTGGAGAGGAGCTAGTAACGAATGGTGATGGTACAAGCATGTCAGGGTGGACAGGTTCTACGGGCTACTCTGTTGTAAGCGGTACATTAAAATGCGACGGTGTAACAACAGCGCCAAGCCTACGGCAACCAATTGGCGTCGTTCAAGGTAAAACCTACATTGTCAGGTTTACCCAGTCAGGACGAACGTCTGGGAATTGCTACCTTGTCTTAGGCGGTGCGCAACCAGCTGGCACGCCAAATCTAATTGGTGAGCAAACCTACCAGTTTGTTTTGACTTGCACAAACAGCTCAGGAACGATAGGTTTTGAAACACCGTCAGGGACTTTTAACGGGTCTTTTGACAACATCTCCGTCCGTGAACTACCCGCAATCGGGACAGCAACGCTATTCCAAGATAGCGCAGGCACAACGCCAGTAACAGCAGTTGAACAGTCTGTCGGATTGATGCTTGATAAAAGCAAGGGTCTGGTGCTGGGTAGTGAGCTTGCTACCCCGTTGACCACTAGCAATTGGTACGTTAGTGGTGCAGATGGCACACACATCGTTACATTTTCAAGCGGTACTTTACGCTATCAAAGTGACACAACCAGTCCTCAGCTAACCGTAGGCTGCAATGCCCTCGCTGTGGCTATTCCAGCTGGCACTTACGAATTAACAGTCGTTGTTTCAAACTATGTATCTGGCGGCGTTAAAGTCTTTGAAAATTCAGGAGCAAGTGGCTTTTTGACGGCAAATGCTTTGGGTACGTTCAAAGCAAGAATAACGGTTCTTGCGAACGCATCCCTAAATATAACCCGTGCAACAACCAATGTCGATTTAACAATTTCAAGCGTTTCATTAAAGTTACTCGCAGGCAATCACGCCACACAGCCAACTGCTATCAATAGACCAGTGCTTAGTGCTAGGGTGAATTTGCTGACCAAGAGTGAGCAGTTTGATGATGTTTATTGGGTGAAATCCAGATGCAGCATTACACAAACAGCATCATCCTCGCCTATTGGCACATTGACTGCATGTAAAGTCACAGAAGATACCCAAAACGGTTCACATGCAGTTGTTGGCGGTAATGCCGCAATTGTTTCAGGCGTAGCATATACATATAGCGTCTACGCAAAAGCGGCAGAAAGGTCACACATAAGACTTACGTTACCGCAGTCTTTGTTTGGCGGGGTTGCAACTGATTCAGGCGCTAGATTCAATCTATCAAACGGGACATTAGAAGGCTCGGCTGACGCAAACGTAACGGCTTCAATTCAATCCGCTGGCAATGGCTGGTATCGCTGCTCAATTACTATGGCGGCTACCGTAACAGGCACATTAACCCTAGCGCGTATTTACGTGTCAACACAATCAGGCATCAGCTACTTGGGCGATGGCACATCTGGGTTATATATTTGGGGCGCGCAATTAATTGCAACAAACAGCCTACCAAGCAATCAATACCAGCGCGTTACCACAGCCACTGACTACGACACCGTAGGCTTCAAACACTACTTAAAGTTTAACGGCACAAACAGTGGTATGTCCACTGGCAGTATTAACTTTACTGGCACTGACAAAATGATGGTGTGTGCTGGGGTTAGGAAGTTGAGCGATGCTATTGACCAAGCAACGATTGTTGAACTTGGTACAAATAGTAGCAGCACGGCGGGGTCGTTTGCTTTGCAATGCTCGCCAGCGTTTACTGGTAGATACAGGATGCAGCTATTTGGCAGCTCTAGGGGTGTGCGAGATACTTTGTTAAATACCTTTGCCGCACCCAATACATCTGTATTAACGATGCTGTCTGATATAGCGCAGTCTACGATTTCTCAAGAACTTATTGCCAGAGCTAACGGTGCAGTTTTAAGCATGGATAACGTACTTAGCCCAGCAGGCACGGGCAACTACGGCAACTACCCACTATACATAGGTGCCCGCGCTGGCACTTCGCTATTCTTTAACGGAAATATCCACGGTCTAATTGTTGCAGGAACCGCAGCTACACCAGCACAGATAGCGGCAGCCGAACGTATTATCAACGACGACACAGGGGCATATTAAATGACACAGGTAAACCGATGTTTGATAGTCCCAGCCGCTTATGCACCCTTAGCCCGCGCTTTATGTGCGGGTATTGCAAGTGGTGAAAGTGGAGAGGGTATGCTTACTACACCACTGTCAAAAACAGGGCAATTGCCAGTCACGCACTTTATATCTGCTGGGTTGATTGACGCTGACTTTGCAGAACTACTGCCATTGACAACCTACGACGAAGACGGTGTAGCAACTACGGTAGCAGGTCAAACTAGCACCATTGTCGAACTAGCCGATGGCTCTGTTACCCAAACCAATGTTACTGCCTTATTAAACGCAGTCAATGTGACAGAGTTAGACCCATTTACCGCGATGGGTTATCTTGGGCTACAGATTGTGCAGGGTGATATTTTATGAAAGTACTTGCACTAATTTTAGCGGTTCTGATAACTACTGGCTGTGCCAGCAACCTCAAACAATCGGCTCAAGCATCCGTCGCTGCCGATGCGGCAACTACTGTGGCTGGCGTGGCATCTGGTGTGGCGGCTGAGGCAAATCCGTTGATAACTAGCCCAGCTGGGTTAGTGGCAACAGTAGCTTTGCGGTTAGTCATTATAGACAAAATCAACAAACTACCTGAAGATGAGCGAATCAACGCACTTGCATCGTTTAATTCCGTGACATGGGGTATCGCCGCTAGTAACTTAGCCATTATTGCCTTGGCATCAAATCCAATTGGTCTAGCTGTGGGACTGGTGACTGGGTTGTCAGTTTGGGAATCAACCAAGGATGAACGATTGTTTGCAGAATCTTGCGCCTACATGAAACAGACCGACCCTACTATTAAATGCGTGTTTGGTAAAAAATCATGATTATTCTAGGCTGGGTCTGCAAATACTAAAGATGGTGCTTTCCTAAAGATATGGTTAATCAGGACGAATACATATTAAAGAAGTAATTAAGAAAACGAACATAAAGCAAGAGATTAATATTAAGAAGACAAAAATACTCTAAAAACAAGGATAAAATGATAGGAAAACTAAACATACAAACACTAAGGGGCGACACGTTTAGTGAGTACCCATTTCAAATACTGATTAATTCAGTTGCCTTGAATTTAACCGACGCTGAAATTAAAATAGACTTAAAAAAAGATTTAGGTTCGAGTCCTTCTTTAACTCTGACAAGTGCAGCAAATAATGGTATCACAATTACAGATGCACTTAATGGCAGATTTGTGATTAATGAGCAAATTTTCAATATTCCTGCGTGTAATTATATTTATGATATTCAAATTACCTTTCCAGATGGTAGGGTTAAAACTTGGGTTGGCGGCTATTTTCAAATTATCAATACTGTAACAATATAACAATATGAGTGATATAATAGACATTAACGTAACACCAACTATTGAAGAAGTTACAATAAATACAACGGAATTTCTAACTACTATTAATGTTACTAATCAAAGTGGCGGGGGCGGAGGAGCTACAAACTTATCCTTAATTGCAAATCCAACAAACAATATAGTTACCAACAGTAATGGTAACGGATTTACTATTCCTTTGGCAGGAGCTGTTAATGCAGGTTTGATTACGGCAACCGAAAAAACAAAGATAGAAACAGCCTTACAACCGAGTGCTATTGCAGGTTTTGCTACAACTACATATGTCAACCAGCAGGATAATTTAAAAGTTGATAAAGTAACAGGCAAATCTTTAGTTAACGACACTGAAATTACAAAACTTGCAGGAATTGAAGCAGGCGCGGAAGCTAATGTAAACGCCGACTGGAACGCAACAAGTGGCGACGCTGAGATATTAAACAAACCAACTATTCCAAGTATAACAGGATTAGTACCCTACACAGGTGCAACTTCTGATGTTGACTTGGGGGAAAATCAAATAAAATCAGGTCAAATAGAATTAGACCAAACACCAACTGGGGTTTTTGGAGTTGGTAAAATAAGATGGAATGATACTGAAGGTACAGCCGAAATAAGATTAAAAGGCAACAACGTAACTTTACAAATAGGTCAAGAACTTGTAAAACGAGTTGTAAATAAGACTACAACCAATATAACACTTCAAGAAGCTAACTACCAAGTTGTAAAAATAATAGGTGCGGCAGGTCAAAGACTATCTGTCGATTTGGCACAAGCAAATACGAGTTTAAATACGGCTACAACATTAGGAGTAGTCACTGAAACTATTGCTAACAACCAAGAGGGTTTTATAACCTACTCGGGAGAAGTTAATGGAATTAATACAACAGGAAGTCTGCAAGGCGAAACATGGGCAGATGGAGATGTTTTATATTTAAGCCCTACAATTGCAGGCAGTGTTACTAATATAAAACCAATCGCTCCAAATCACTCTGTAATTGTAGGATATGTCGAACATGCACATAATACAAACGGAAAAATATTTGTAAAAATCGACAATGGCTATGAATTAGAAGATTTACATAATGTTAGTAGCACGTCTTATAATTCTGTAATAGAAACGGACAGTTTACTTGTCAGAGATACAACAAATTCAATTTGGAAAAGATTTACTTTTGCTAATCTAAAAACGTGGCTAGATACTTATTTTACAGCAACTAAAATTAGAAGTATTTTAGGTATTACAACACTTTCAGGAAGTAATACAGGTGATGACTCAACTAATACAACTTCAAACGCTTATGCAGATGCAAAAGTAACGGATGCTATAATTGACGGAGTTACAACAGTTGCACCAAGTCAAAACGCAGTTTTTGATGCTTTAGCAACAAAAGAAAACACTATTACGGCAGGTACCACTTCTCAATATTTTAGAGGAGATAAAACTTTCCAAATATTGGATAAAACAGCAGTAGGTTTGTCAAATGTAGATAATACAAGCGACGTTAATAAACCAGTTAGTGCAGCAACCCAGACTGCCTTGAACGCAAAAGCAGATTTAGTAGGCGGGTTAATACCGAGTAGCCAACTGCCAAGTTATGTTGATGATGTTATCGAAGTTGCTGATTTCGCAGCTTTGCCGATTACAGGTGAAGTTGGTAAAATCTATGTATTGCTAGACAGCGGAGAATTGTATCGTTGGACAGGTAGTTTATACGTTGAAATTTCTCAAGGGGTTACACTACACAATCAATTGACATTGAACGACGGTACGAATCCGCACGGAACAACAAAGTCAGATGTAGGGTTAAGTAATGCAGACAATACTTCAGACCTTAATAAGCCAGTAAGCAATGCCACGCAAACAGCGCTAAACACAAAGCAAGACACACTGGTTTCAGGTACGAACATTAGAACAGTCAATGGAAATTCGATTCTAGGTAGTGGTGATTTATTGATTTCCGCAAACTCTGTTCCTACCTATTCAGCTTCATCATTCATAGTTGCACCAAACACACAAGTGCTCTTCGCAGAAGAAATTACAACAACGTCGACATCATGGATTGAGGTACAATCTGGTGCGGTATTAAGAGAGGTTCAATAAAATGTTTCATACCTATAAAATAGACCCAGCGAGCGTTCCAAACGCAGCGACTGGAATGCTCCGATGGTTTATTGACGAATCAACTAACATGTTGTCGTTTGTAGATGAAAACGGTGATATTAAAACAGCTGGTAATACCATTGCAAGTATTGCCAAGACACAAGCTTCTGGAAATGTAGATACATACACAATAACCTACGTCGACGGTGGAACTACTACTTTCACAGTAACCAACGGCAATGGTCTACCTTCAGATGTTCTACCTAGTATTATTAATCCAGATGACGCAAGTTCGATAGGAACGCAGTCTTCCAAGTACGCACTGTCAGACCATACTCACGGTGTGGATACTGATATTGCCTCTGCACTTGGAAATACTGCGCTAGAAGGAACAGCAAGTTCACTTTCTAGGTCAGACCACGTTCATCCATTCCCCACTGCCGAGCAAGTTGGTGCTACTACAAAACAATACGTTGATACAACAGTTAGCACAATACCGAAGCGATTGCTGAATAGTTTTACAGTTGATTTCCCAAATACATCAGATATTTTTTATACAGATGTAGTTGATTCAGATGTCTCGGTTTCAAAACCCCCCCACGGATTTACAGTAAAGCCTTCAGAGCTTGAGTGGGACATTTCCTATAAAATCGTCTTGTTGAGTGTTCAAGATGGTTCCTTTAACGTGTCTGTCGTGCCTGAAGACATTAGCGGCGATACCTTAATCGGATTGCCTTTACCAGCAATAACAGTTTATTATTTGAAAGAAGTTAATCATGCGTAATTTTGCCAACGTAGTTCGTAACATAGCCAACAGCGTTCTCGCTACAGAAAATACACCAACCCAAATGCGTCTTAACCAGCGCGGCGAGCAATTCGTTGCACCCGCTGGTGTTCTGGGTATGGCACTTGAAGGTTCATTGTATTCTTCGCTAACGCCTACTCCAGGTACTGGTGTTTCCTTGGGTATTGGTGGTTCATTTTCACCAACCGCGCCAACCATAATGATTAGGAACACCAATTCAATTGGTGGTTCTGATATAATTCTTCGTGAAATTCAAATGATAGTTACTGCCGTTGGTGGTTTGTCATCTCTAGAGTCTTGTGTCTTTATGGATACAACATCTAGATACGCATCGGGTGGTTTGATAGCAGGCGACGTTGTAAACGGCAGTGCACTAGTCAACACAAACATTAGACCTGGCCACCCATCTACTCTGTCGGCACAAATACGAACAGCAACGACTTCCATGACGGCTACTACACCTACTGCCACAGCAAAGCTACATTCACGGCAGAAGCTAAGGACTGCTGCCTTGGTTGTTGGCGATATTATCTCCATCTCCTTTGGTTCAGATGTTGCCCCTGGTTTTGGTTTTGTTTCTGGTACAACGGCACAGATAATGAAACAAGGTGCAAACCCTGTTGTTATTCCACCGCAATGTGATTTCCTGTATTATTTGTGGGCAACTGGTTTCGCCGCACAACCTGCTTTTGAAATTTCAATGTTGTTTTCTGAGCGATAAATTAGACTAACCGCAATAGCCCTGAGATAGTATCAACGGGTTAACCTGGCGGGATGACAATCGTCTGGGTGTAGTAATACTTTTTGCAAGAAGGAAATAATGCGGCTTCGATGAGAATTTTTGCCACAGCAACGAGTACTGTCCGTATTGCTACTACAACAGACTTAGCTACTGTTGTAGTTGGCGGTGGTACGTGTAGCGCAATAATCTTATCAATTCAATTTTACGAGATTTAATAAAAATAAAGCTAACAGTGAAAAAGTACAATAATCTAAAATATTACTGACTTCACTTGACTTTGCTAATATTTTATGTTATAATTATATATGTATCTGTGTATACAGCATAGGAAAGAAATGAATAAAACATTTAAACCTACTTCCGCCGTGTTAGAAAACATGAAAAGAGGTGTCGCCTTATCTAAGAAGTATCACCGAGATTCGGTACTTGGGCAAAAGAGAATAGAACAAGTAGAGAAAGCAAAGCATTTTTACGAAGGTGAATTAGACATTGAGGCAGTTAAGAGTATATACAACAGTCTTAGTAAAATAGAAAAATCTACAGACTTTAGTACTAAACTTTCAGATAATGGCGCAACAGACGACACTATCACCTTCTATGCTTTTGGTGGTCTGTCAGGTCTGGCTTGGTCTCGCCAAATATTAAAGTCTGAAGGGTATCTTCCTTCTTTAAAAGCAGATAAATTCAGTAACGATAAGTTAAGCATAGCCAAGTCAATAGATACAGACTTAATGCAAGTCACATACGTTGCAATGAAAATTGGAACAGATTTACACGGGGACTACTCAGATTCGGCTACCGTCAGGAAAGCAAAAGAGTCGTTTAATAAATCCCTTATGAAAGCAAACCTGTTTCATCAGGCAATGACTGATAAGTTTTCAGTAATCGAAAGTTATCTTGCACCTACTACAATGGTCTTAAATAAGAATTTAGTTGAAGAAGGTGAGTGGTTAGTAACCCTCCAAATACACGATACTGAGTTGTGGGAGATGATTAAGAACGACGACATTACTGGCGTGAGTATTGGTGCAATGGCTCAGGTTGAGGAAATAGATTAAGGAATAATATGACAGAACGTAAAGCAAAAAGAAAACTCTCCAATATTGACTTTTCTGGGAAAGATGCACATATTGCACTGGTGTCAAAGCAACAGGGCGGTCCAGCTTCAGGTGCAGATTATAAGCTAGTACTAAAATCTGCAAAATACACTGATGAGCATTTAGAAAAAGCCGCAAAGATTCGTATCACAATGGACATTGAGGACTTTTTAGTCAGGTTTTACAATCTAATGTACGAAGATGCTGAAGTCTTAGCAAGAGCGCTCGGATTTGATACCGCCGAAGAGGATATGTCTGAAGACGAAGATAAAGAACAGACATACGAAGATTGGATTACCTCTCGTGTAGAAGCTATCGAAGTTATTAAACAACTAGAACAATCTGAGAATATCAACAAGACATTATCAGAATTAGACCCAGAAGATTATCTGGCTCTACTACGTTCACAACAAACACTTGAAAAAGCAATGAAGTCAATTGCTAAAGCTAAAAAAGATTCTAGCTCTGCTGTAAAAACAGTAGCAGGAGAAGGCGCAACTACAGCCGTAGCATCAGCTAAAGAAGTAGGAACCAAGGAAGCCAAGGCTGTGCCTTCTGGCAAAAAAACTAAAACGGAGAAATCTAATATGACAGAAAACGTCACTGTTACTGAAACAGAAAAGACAGTTGAAGTGGTAGAGAAATCGGCATTTGACGAATTGCAAAAATCGTTAAAAGACCAGAAGGAACAACTCACTAAAGCTCTCGAAACTGTAGAACTGTACAAAAAGAAAGAGCAAGAGTCTATTCTCAAAGCTCGTAAAGAACAACTGAAAACCACACTGGTTGAAGATGAAAAAGTTGAGGCACTGTTCAAAGCCTTATCGGGTGTAGACGAAGAACTTTTCCAAGGCGCAGTAAAAGCACTTGAAGGTTTGATGTTGGTGCAAAAGAGTTCTGAATTGTTTAAGGAACAGGGCGCAAGTTCTGCAACTGAGCAACAACCAGAAGAAACTGCCCTGATGAAAGCAATCAAAGCAGCTACTGCTGTTAAATAATTTTAAATAATTGGAGAAATAAAAATGAGCGTAATCTCAACTGAGTCGCACGTCAAAGGTAACGTGATTAAACAAGAGCTTTGGGCAGACTTGGGCTATTGCCGTGAAGTCGTAACCGTTAACGATACTGCTGGTACTCTGGCTGTCGGTACGGTACTGGGTAAAGTAACTGCCGACGGTAAATACAAACGTGCAGTGCAATCTGCTACTGATGGTTCACAAGTAGCAGATGCTATCGTAATTGCAGCAACAACCATTGCTGGTTCAACTGACACTAAGGTGCTGGTACTGATTCAAGGTCCTGCTGTTGTTTCCAGAGCTGGTTTGGTATTGGATGCTACATACAACACCGACCCTGAACTTGCTGCTGTGTATGCAGCCTTGGAAGCTAAGGGCATTGAGTGCCTTGTTACTGTTTAATATTAAGGAATAATAAAAATGACACAACGTAGTTTTACTAACAACTTTGAAGTTGTAGACAGCACAAAAGAATTGTCGCTGTTGCCTCAAACATGGACACTCTTAGGAGATTCTGGATTGTTCAAGGAAGAGTTCCTTACACAAAACACAGTAACTTTCCAAGAGGTCAGTGGTTCTATCGCAATTGTGAAAGACCAAGTACGCGGCGCACGTCCTCAAACAACCAGCAACGATGTTCGCAAGATTCATTCTTATGTGCTGACCCATCACCCATTGGTTGATGCCCTGTACCCAGATGACATTGCTGGCAAATCTGCTTACAACGACTTGTCTGCTGCTGATACTGAAGCCGCAGCCTTGGTACGCAAGATGACCAAGATTCGTAAGTCTTTTGACGTTACCAAAGAATTGGCGCGTTTTCAAACCTTGGTAACTGGACAAGTCTGGGCACCAAACGGTACTGTAGTCGCTGACTACTACACCGATTTCGGTTTGACTCGTAACGAAGTTAACTTTGATTTGGCAACTGCTACTACCGACGTTGTTGGTAAATGCGAGTCAGTTATCGCTGGCTTCCAAGCAAGTGCAAACGACGGTGTTATTATTAACTCTGTGACTGCTTATTGCTCACCAGCTTTCTTCTCTGCTTTGATTAAGCACGCTAAGGTTCAACAAGCCTACACTTACTACACTGCAAGCGAAGGTCAGTCTATCTTGCGTAACCGTGCAGGTGGAATGGGATTGTATCGTAGATTCAGTTTCTCCAACATCAACTTTGTTGAAGTTCCTACCGTCTTGGCAGGTAACACTTTGATTCCTTCTGGTGATGCTTACTTTGTTGCAGAAGCTGATGATGACTCATTCGTGACTTACTATGGTCCTGCTAACCGTTTCGGTTTGGTTAATACCATTGCAATGCCACAATATTTGTTCCAGTATCGTGACCCAAGGGGTGTAGAAATCACACTAGAAGCGGAGCTTAACCAGCTCAACGTACTACGTAGGCCCAACTTCGTAGCCCGTGGATATACAGCTTAATTTAGATTAAGTTAATAGATTCCCCTCTTAGGAGGGGTTTCTTCTGAGAGTATTATGTATTTTCAGAAGAGATAAAATAAAAGGATTATTGATGGCACTATCACTCATACAACAGGTACGTCTACTCATACAAGACAATAACGTATCATTTCCATTTTTATCGGACGACGAGATTACCTATTTCCTAGAGAAAAATTCTAACAATGTGAATAGGACCTCCCTTGACTGTGCCAAGGTAGTGTTGTTACAACTGTCTATGAGGTCAACATCTGAGACCATAGACCTGTTCAGCATATCGGGCGGGCATCGTTCGGCGGAGCAGTACAGAATAGCTTTAGAACTATTCCTACGTAACCCAAGCCTTAACCCAATTTACCAAGGTCTTAATGGATACGCATCTGGAATAAGTGTCACAGACATTCAAGCCAATATTGACAACGCAGACAATAACGCAGTCATTACCCCATTAGCAGAAGTAGCCCCAAGTGGCACTTATTTTGAGTTGTAATTATGGTAGATGTTTTTCTTAATGCAAGTATAAATGCAGTACAGCGCAATGGCGTGGCTTGTACATACGTCAAAGTGCAAACAGGCACTTACGACGTAGAGACAGGCTCTACTACAGGTGCAACTGAAACATCCCACAGTGTTGTGATGTACAAAAAGCACCTAAAGACAAATCAGTATTCATTTCCTAATCTTATAGGAAAAGATGTTGGAGTTTTTTATTTAGCTAATAGTGAGTTGCTATTTACCCCAGCAGTTAAAGATAAGATTGTCTTTGATTCTCAAACATACCTTGTAGACTCCTTCGAGAACTGCATGGCGCACGGTCAAATAGTCTTATTCAAAATAGTTGCCGTGAGGTCTTAATATGATTAACTCAAATGCCACTGAAGTTGCTAAGTCAATAGAAGAGTATAAGAAAGAGCTAGAACGAAAACTAATCAACATGGTTGCTGGCTTTGCTGGTGAGCTTACTCAAGCTGCTTCTGATAGTACCCGTATAGGTGATGTAAGCAATGCTGAAAGTGCAGCCAAGTATGTAAAAAGCTACAAGAGACGTGAGAAAAAATACGGGATAAAACCGATAGAAGGTTTTCACAAGGGTGCCTGGGTTTACTCTGAAGGTGTAATTGACTTTGATGAGACGATTTACCCAGTTGGTATTGCAGTGGGCGAAGTTATAAGCGATGCAAGGACTAAGTACAAGTTAGGAGATAGCTTCACTATTGGAGCTAAAGGACCAGCTTATGAGATGCTTCAAAAAGAAGATGATATTGAAGGCGAAGCACTTAAAATCATTATGAACGCTCATAAAGCGGATTTACCGAGATATTTTAACGAAGGGTAGGTATGGCTATAGTCGAGACAAAAAAAGCCCTAGAAAGGCATTTAAACAGCCTTACACCAGCTATTCCGACGGCTTTTGAGGGCGTGAGTTTTGACCCACCTACAACAATGTATCAAAGTTGTCAGTTTGTAATCAACCAACCAGATACACCAACATTAGGTACAAATTACTACAGAGAGCGTATTCAGTTTCAAGTGTTTGTTATTGGTGAGTCTAATAAAGGTACAGCTACAGCTATTACAAGAGCTGAGTTAATCAGGCAGCACTTTCCCAGAGGTTCTACATTTCTTGAGGGTGCATTTAGAATTTATATTCTTACTACACCGCACGTTGGCTCAACAGCAAAAGTTGGTACACGTACTATTGTGCCTGTAATGATTGATGTTGTTACTGAGGTCTATGAATAAGACTTGTTAATACAAGACGAATAGTAGTTAGCTATCTCTACAGAAAAGATAGCAAATCTTGCAAGATTTAAACTTAATTAAGGAATAATAATATGACAACAATTTCAAAAGGCACAGCAAAGAAGATTGCCTATCTCCGCGAAAGCACTTGGGGCACACTGGCTGGCACATCTGGCGCTAAGTACTTGCGTCGGGTTACTGGACAAATGAACTTAAAAAAGGATGTCTATGAAAGTTCGGAGTTGAGAACAGACCGTCAATTAGCCGACTATAGGCACGGCGTTAGAAGTGCAGAAGGTTCATTGAATGGTGAATTATCTCCTAATTCATACTCAGCTTTTATGGAAGCCCTTTTAGCACGTGATTTTACTGCTGGTGTAACCTCTACAGCATTTTCTGCTACCGTTGCAGCCGCAGGTGACTTGTGGACTGTTACCCGCTCTGCTGGTTCTTTCTTAACTGACGGCTTGAATGTAGGTACAGTTGTTGCCCTTATTGGTGGCGGATTATCCGCTGGTAACGTAGCTAAAAATCTTTTGATTGTTTCAATGACTGCAACAGTGCTTACTGTTAAAGTTTTAAACAACTCTGCATTAGTTGCAGAAGGTCCAATTGCTACAGTTACAGCCACTACTCTTGGTAAAGCTACGTTTGTTCCACAAACTGCTCACACTGACGCATCATTTACCGTCGAAGAATGGTACGAAGATATTGCTCAGTCTCAAGTTTACACAGGTATGAAGTTCTCTTCAATGGCTGTTAAACTCCCAGCTACAGGTTTGGCTACAGTTGACTTTGCAATGCAAGGTAAAGACTTAACACAAACAGGGACAGCACAATACTTTGTCAGCCCAACTGCCCAAGGTACTGATGGTATTTTTGCTGCTGTTAATGGTGCTGTTATTGTAAATGGCGTACCTGCTGCTTTGATTACTTCAGCAGACTTTAATATCGAACGCGCCTTAGAGAAAGCTGTTGCAGTTGGTTCTAACTCAGTCGCAGAACTTTTCACAGGTCGTATTAAAGCAAATGGTAACTTGAGTGTTTACTTCCAAGATACTGCATTCCGCGATTATTTCAAGGATGAGACAGTTGTATCATTGGTGTTTGTTTTAACTGTAGATAATACAGCAAACTCTCCATTTATTAGCTTCACATTACCGAAAGTTAAATTAGGTTCATTCGACCTCACGGATGCCGAGCTTGGCTTAACAGCTTCTTGCTCATTCCAAGCCTTGCTTAACGACGTAACAACCGATGGTTTGCCTCAAACTACTGTTGCTATCCAAGATAGTACACTGTAAGTTTTAGTAAGCCTTATATAAACCCCTACAGGTTAACACCCGTAGGGGTTTTCTTTCGTCTGTATAATCTTACTTTAGTTATTTCACTTGACAAAGCACAGCCTGTGTGTTATAATTATACTGTGTGCAAGATAATAAATTTTAAATTTATCTTGTGTTTCTATAATCATTAAAAGGAGAACTAAAATTTTTGATATTGCAAAAAATAACCCAGCTAAGATTGCTGAAGATGGTTACGAATTTACCGTAGAGTTGCCAGACGGAACTACTACAGACTGGAAGATTAAAGTACGCGGTGAGAATAGTCCAAAAGTACGTACCTTCAGGCGCGAAGTATATAATCAAGGTCAAATCCGTAGAAACATCGCTAAGAAAAAAGGTAAAGGCGATGATGAGGATTTAAGTATCGAAGAGATTGAGGATTATGCTATCCGCAATGCTGTTGTGCGTACTATTTCTTGGACAGGTTTAACCGAGGATGGTGTAGAGGTTCCAAGTACTCCTGATAACATTGCACGTATCATGAAAGACTATGCTTTTGTACGTGACCTTGTAGCAGAGGAGAGCGCAAGAGCTTATAACTTTCGACACAACCTTAATAAATCAGACAATAGCGTACTGTAAACAAGAGTTTGAGGGTGCTGTTCTAGGTAGCACAGGTAGCTCATACAGAGAGCAGTTAATATCTGTCTGGAATCAGACAGGTGTTAAACCTAAAGCGTTAGATAATCTAATTGAACTACCTGAAGAGCACTTTGAAATATGGGGATGGTTTGCTACATTAAATGAATCAAGGTCATCCAATGGGTATGGTCTTAATCCAATAACGTACAGTGACATCCTTGCATTTTTTACGCTTATTCAGGTACAACCTCACGAATGGGAAGTTCAACTGATTAAACGCCTAGATAGAGAAGCACTCCGTGTGTATTCTAAAAAAGCAGAACAAGACCTAAAGAAAAAAACATAACCCTCATAGGTGCAATCTAGTTAATAGTAGCACCTTGAGGATTTTTTCTGTTTGTGTATACACTAAATATACAAACAAAAAAGATAACTAAGGAAGAGATATGGATTTAACTACATTAAAGTTTAATGTTGATACAGTAAAACTCCAAGAAGCCGTAGAGCTTGTTGGTAAATTAACTGCGTCTGTATCTACGCTTAATAAACCTATTCAGGCTGTAACCGAGAAATCAGGTAATCTTTCTACAAGTATTACCAACAACTCAAAAGCAGTTGATGATAATACAGACAGTGTAAAAAAGAACCAAACTATTCTTGAAAGACAAGAGAGTATTCTGAAGTTCATGTCTGAGGGCTACTCCAAAGGACAAGCCTCTATACTTGCCGCAGGTAAGGCTGCTGGACTTGCTAACGCCGAGATGACAAGACTGTCTGAGACTATTGTTACTCAGCGTAAACTTGTAGGCGGCGACCCTTTTGATAAGAGCGTAAGCGGTTTACGTTCAATGACTCAACAACTAGGGCAAGCCCGTGAAGGCTATCGCCAGATGATTGAGTATCAGAATAAGTATAAAGCCTTAACAGATGCAGGAGATACTGTAGGCGCTGCATCCCTGACACTGCTAAATAAGAAGGAAACGGATAACCTCTATAGAGATAAGACAAGACTTTTTGAGCTTTATAAACAAGAAAGAGAAGTCTTAAAACAGAATCTACAGACTCAAATAAGCACTGGTGCAATTTCGATTGCAGAAGAGCAAAAGAAGCTACAAGAACAAAAAAGGATATTTGGGCAAAGCCTGAGGGATACTGAAGCTCATTATAAAACGCTTTCAGGGATGAAGCGTCCCATTGAGAATCTCCGCACAGTAGACTCAACAAAAAGAGCCGATGAACTTCGGTATCTTGCTAGAGCCACGTCTGTACAATTAGGTGATATTGGTATATCGCTTGCAGGTGGTCAAAACCCTCTTACAGTCTTCCTACAACAGGGCGACCAATTAAGGGGTGTGTTCAATCAAGTAGGGGCAAGTGCAACTGAAATGAAAGATGCCCTTAGTACAGCGTTCAGTCAAATTGTGCGAGGCTTTGTTGACGTTGCTGGAGTGCTTGGTAAGTTTGTTGTCAACGCAGTCGTAGAGGCAACACAGGCAACTGCAAAATTTCTTGCAAACCTTACAGGTATTCCACAATTACTTGCAAAACTTGAAAGTATGACTGGCGGCTCTGAAGGGGGTTTTGGAAAATTTATTAAATCTATATCACCTATAGCTATCAACCTTGCAGCTGGTGCCTTAGCTGGTTTGGCAGCAGCAGCTATTGCCGTAGGTGTAGCTTGGAAAAATATCCTCGAAGTTCAAGGCAATGTTTCAAAAGCACTCGCTACCAGTGGTGCTGCAATAGCAATTACAACTCAAGAAGCGTTAGCCCTAGCAGAAGCTTTGGCTGACGGCTCTGGCACGACTATACAATACGCAGAAACTATCGGCGAGATAGCAAAAGCAGGTAACATTAGTAAAGCTGAAATTGCAGACGTATCTAAGATTGCAATTGAATCAGAGAGATACTTAGGTATTGCTGTTAAGGATACAATAGCTGCATATTCTAAATTTAGAGATGACCCAGTTAAGGCGCTCATTGACGTAGGCACAGCCACTGGACGTGTAACTGTAGCACAAGTTGACCACATAAAAGAGTTATTAGAGGCTGGCGATAAAGTAAAGGCTTTGAAAGAAGCACATGACCTCTATATTGGCAGTGCAGAGCAGGGTATTGAACAAGTAATAGGGGATATGACTCCACTTGGGCAACTCTGGGACGAGATGAAAGAGAAGTTAAGAGACCTCAAGGAAGGTGTTTACGAATTTGCACAATCATCTACTGTGGTAGATGCGCTTAGAATTGTATGGGAGACCTTGGCTGTTACAATTTCCGAAGTTGCTTTTGTTTTCAAGACAATTGGAACTGAGATAGGTGGACGTGCGGCACAAGCTGCTGCTGTGCTTACTGGGGATTTAACTGGCGCATCAAATATTGGTAAAATGATGAAGGAAGATGCAGCCAAGGCGCGAAAAGAGCAGGACGCATACGTTGCATCTATACTGAACGGGACTGACGCTAGAAGTAAGGCGAATAAAGTCGATACCGAAGGTAACAAAGCAAGAAGAGAACAGCATAAATCTTTAGAAAACTTTATGAAAGCGGAAGAAAAGTTCGGAATTAAATCTGTGCTTACCGCAGAGCAAAAGAAAAGAAAAATCCAAGAAGAAATAACTAAAATCAAAGCTGACGCTGATAGGCTTAGAAAAGATGGTGGACTCTCTCCAGCCGAGATAGACAGACGTGAAAAAGACTTGATTGGAAACGTGGAAGACTTTTACAAAGATAAGAACAAAGGTAAAAAAGGCTCTGGTAATAGGGATAGAACAGCAGCAGAGAGAGACAGAATAGCAGCAGAAAAAGATAAGTTTGATGCAGAATTAAAAGACCTTGCTAACAAAAGAAAAGAAATCGAGAACGAAGAAAAGACACGTCTTGACGAACTTAAATTTAGACAAGATATGGAGCTGGTTAACACCAAAGACTTCATAAATGAAAAGTACAAAATAGAAGCTGACAGTCTACAAAAGACTTTAGAAAACTACGAAGCAGAGAGAAAGATTCTTGAGAAACAAAAGAACAACAAAAAAGAGCTAGAAGAGTTAGCAGGTAAAGTCGCGGGTGTTACACAACAACAAAAAGATTTGCCAGTTAAACAAGGAAGGGAATTAACCCTAGTAGATTATAAAGAAGCAAAAGAGCAGAAAGCAGTCGACCAAAAGATTATAGATGGTTATTTAGAAGAAGCCAAAGCGCTTGGTGCAAGCAATGAGCAGCTGAGACTTAGAAATGAATTACAAGGGTTAAATCAAACTCAAACCGATGCACTCACAAACAAAAAACAAGATAAGTTAGTCGGAGACGCAGTTGCAGATTTAGTAGATGCTCAGAATATGTCCACAGGAACAGATGCTGATGCAGCTAAGATTGCAGCCTTAGAAAGGATTGTAGAGTTAAGAAAGCAAAACAGAGACTTAATACTTGAATCACAAGACTCTTCTTTAGTCTCTAATCTTAAAGACATGGCAGATATTACAGGCTCAATGGGCGAAGGCTTTGCTAAAGCTACTCAATCCATAAAGGGCTTTGCTAAGGGTATAGACACAGTTCAAAAAGCCCAAAAGAACATGAAGCAAGGCTCTATCGAGCAAACATCTGCAACCGTCGGTGGTTATGCAGAAATGGCTGGTGCTGCCAAAGGATTCTTTGAAGAGGGTACTGCTGGTTACGAAATCCTAGGCGCAGCAGAACAAGCGTTCCGTGCGGTGCAATTAGCTATGTCTATCGCAGCAATGGTACAAAGTAAAACAGAGGCTGCTTCCTCGGTAGCTGATAGTACAGCAAAGGGAAGTGCTTCAGTCTTTGCAGGTGTTGCTAAAGCCTTTGAACAGATGGGTGTTTTTGGTTTTATTGGTGCTGCTGCTATCATTGCATTTATGGCAGGTGTTGGCGGGGGTGGTGGCTCTGGTGGTGGTGGAGGTGGAAGCGGTGGTGCTTCAAGTTTAAGAGCACCAGAAGGCTACGAAATGCTAGACAGCGGCAGGATGGCTAAGAAAGCCCCTGAAGCTGATTGGCAAGGTAACATGGACCAAAGCAAATATGACGCTTGGGTAGAAGAGGAAGCAGCTGCACAAAGAGCTTGGGAGGCAACTAGAAAACTGAACGGCGGTCTGACCGAACTCGAAGAGAAGTTAGAAGGCGTTAAGAGAGGTGTACAAGGCACAGGACGTGCAGCATACGAGACTGCTACAGAGGGTATGTCAGACGCTGAAAGGTCAACCTACGACTACAATGCGTCTTTGAAAATGCAAGCTGCTGTGTTGATTGATATAGCAAACGGCACTGAAAACACCAGCGATACAATGCGAGAACTCGCTCAAGAATCTGAGCAACTTGCTATTGATTTGATGAGAGCATCTGGTGATATTGCTGGTGCAAGACAAGCTCAAGCAATGATTGACACTCGTGGTTATACAGAGCAAGAGGTTGCAGTGTACAACCACAACCAAGCACTCAGAGACCAGATTGAATCTTACAATGCAGCTAGTCAAGCAGCAGAAGATTTAGCTCAGAAACAATGGGATGTATCGTCTCGCTTGAACTTGTTGTTAAACAGAACTACTCAGACACAAATAGACAGAACAGCAGAGTTAGCTGAAACTACAGATGCTTCAGTTATCGGCATGTTGAACTTGATTTATGTGCTTGAGGACATGAACACTGCTATTGATAATAGTTTTGCTACACTTGAAAGAAGCATCGAAGCAGAGAAGAAACTTGCTAATACGAGATTACAAGCAGCTACTGCATTGCAGTCTGCACTTAAATCTTCTGTAACAGCAGCAACCGACGACCTGACAAGAAAGCAAGCACAAGACCGTTTATTGGGCTTTTTAGAGCTTGCTAAGTCTACTGGTGCTCTACCTACAGCCGATGCAATTTCATCGACATTAAGGGCTTTAGGAGCACCATCTGAGGAACTATTCAGCAACTTTGTTGATTATCAGCGGGACTTCTTAAAGACAGCTAATAACATCAGTGAAATGTCAACTCTTGCAGATAAGCAAGTGTCTATGGAGCAAAAAACTCTTGACAATCTTGACGCTCAATTGAAGACAGCACAAGACCAGTTAGACGCTTTGAGAGGTGTAGATAACTCTGTTAAAGATGTAGCTACTGCGGTAGCTGACTTTAATGCAGCTATGCAAGCCTTGGCAGCAGAACAAGCAAGAGCAGGTAGCTACAGCTACAGCCCTATAACTGGAGGCGGCGGAGGCGGGGGTGGAGGAGGCGGTGGAGCAGGTGCTCCAGCCTTTGAAGATATTGCTGGGCAAGATAACAAGGATATTGTTGCAGCTTACCGAGCATACTTTAATAGAAACCCAGACGAGGGTGGCTACCGAACTTGGTTAGAGCAGTACAACAAGGGTATTGTTGGCGATAAACTGATGCAGTTAATCCTAGGTAGTGCTCAAGGCGGCGACAGAGATATGGCTATATCTCGTGGCTATAATCCAGATGACCCGTCTGTGAAATACTTACGTAGTATACTGAATCCAAGCACTCAAACTACAAACAGCAGCAATTACATAGATTCGTTTGCAGTTGGTATCAATGAAGTGCCAGAGGATATGACAGCTAATATCCATAAGGGCGAGCGTATCTTACCTGCTGCGGATAATAGAGAATTGTTTAGACGTTTACAAAGCCCAGAAGTGAATGCGTCTGTTTTAGCAGCAGCAGTTGCTAGACTGACTCAAGAAGTGGAAGGGCTTAGGGTTGAACAACGTCAGACAGCTATCAACACAGGAGATACTTCTAAGATATTGAAACGACTTGGAGGGGAGGATGATATGTTAACAGTGAGGGTATCAGAATGAAGGTAATCCAACCTTTAACAATTACAGAAGATAATCTAATTTCATCAAACCTTTACGATGTTGCCCCAGCTTTGTATGATGCTGGGACAACGTACGCTCTGGGAGATTATGTAGGTGTAGCTGGTGAGCTTGGGGAGATACTTATTTACAAGTCTCTCCAAGCTAGTAACACTGGTAATACACCTGCATCTTCACCGACTTGGTGGGAGTATAGTAGCAAGACTTACGAGACTTACAACCTTTTTGCAAAATATGTTGGCGTTGGGTACAGAGTTATAGACCCAACAAGCTCAAGTATCTATGAAAGTCTTATTCCTTATAATGAGTATCAACCATTAGACATAACTGCTACGCCCGTTTGGGCAAAAGGGGATAAGACAAGCCTTACTTTACCAGATACATGGGCAATTGGTACAACATATACATTTGGGCAGTTGGTTTATGCAGAAAATAAAGTTACAGATTTAGGTACAGGTATTACCACTGTCTACGAGAACGGTGTTTTTAAATTAACTACTGCATCTAGCACGGGTACAAGCCCTTTTTCAAAGATTTTCCCAAATCCTTGGGAGTTTGTACCAACTTACCCTGTACCTTATTTTGAAACTGCTATATACTTATCAGGTAGCCAAGTCAGAGACGAGTCAGACATTGCATATACGGCGTTAAGGAATACAAAATATACTGCGCTTAATAACCCAGCCGCTTGGTTTAAGATTGGCAGCAGTAATCGTATGGCAATGTTTGATTCTCAATCCACTACTCAAAGTATAGCAGCCAAGGAAGTCATTGTAACTATAGCTAGTGGTATTATTGACACAGTTGCTCTTATTAACGTAAGTGCTTCGTTTGCAGAAATAACAGTTAGGGATGGATTAGGGGGAACGATTGTATTTCAAAAAACTATAGGACTTTCTGGTGGCAATCCTGCTAACGCTTGGGACTATTACTTTACTGACCCGACGATTAAGCTCACCCAAGGTGTTGTAGAGGGTATACCACCTTTTATCAATTCGCACGTGACCATTAAATTAACTGACGCGAATACGGTGAAAATAGGTAATGTTGTAATAGGTAGAGCTAAAGACTTAGGTCTAACTACAACGGGGTCTCAAGCAGGTATTTTAGACTTCTCTACAAAAAATACGGATGCTTTTGGTTTCACTACCTTTGTACAAAGAGGTTATAAAAAGACTTTATCTGTGCAAACAGAAATTAACAAAGCTGATATAAACAAAGTTCAAAATACTTTGTACAGCCTTAGAGCCACACCTTGTCTTTGGCTATCTACCGCTGACCCTGCATTATCAGAGCCAATGGTTCTATATGGTTTTTATAAGAACTTTAGTACAGATATTAGTTACCCAACACATTCGTTGTGTTCACTAGACATAGAAGGATTGATATAAAATGGAAATAAGATTTAATATAGGAGAGCAAGCATGACAGTTCCAGTTTTTACAGGTAATGTACCCAATCGTTTATCTTCTCCTGAGACTTTCTCAGCGGATACTGACTCATACCATGCAGAATTAGGTGGAGTTATTGCAGGTATGAATGAGACCGCTATTGCTATGAATTTAAACAGCACTACAGATACTTCTAGCACAAGTCTTGCCATAAGTTTAGGTAGTAAAAGTTTAACTGTATCTATAGCTAAGTCATTCCAAGCAGGAATGTACTTAATACTTGCAGATAGTGCAGCACCTAGTACAAATAGTATGGTAGTGCAAGTCACAAGTTATAATGCAGGTACTGGTGCAATGGCGGCAGAGTGTGTGCAAGTCAAGGGAAGCGGAACAAAAACATCTTGGGTTATATCTCAATCTGCTTCACCTTCCTTAGATATATCAGCAGCTATGCTGCCTGTTACATCTGCCAGTACTATTGAGGCAGCACGCACAGCACTAGGTTCTACAACTGTAGGTGATGCAGTATTTGTAGCAGCCAATGCTACAGTCGCTCAGGCCGCTTTAGATGTATACTCAAAAGCCGAAATTGCAATACCAAACCTAATCGACAACAGTAATTTTGCTATCAATCAGCGCGGCGTGGTTAGTACAGTTACACTGGCAGCTGGCGCATACGGGCACGACCGTTGGAAAGCTGGAGTTAGTGGCTGTGTATACGATTTTTCAGCTTCAGGCGGCATCACCACCATTACAATCAGTTCTGGTTCACTGGTACAGGTTGTTAATGGTGTTGAGCTACTGACAGGCGCTTACAAGGTTCACTGGACTGGCACAGCGCAAGGGCGCGTTGTGGGCGGTAGTTATGCGACTGATTCATTTACAGTTACAGCCGTGGCGGGCAGTAACCTCTCACTTGAGTTTGGTATTGGCACACTGTCAAAAGTTAAAATGAATGAGGGGACGGTATCGAATAAATGGTACATGCCAAACACTCAAGATGAGCTGATGAAGTGTCAAAAGTACGTTGTTAAGTTATTAAGCGGAGTCTCGCTCGAAACGCTTGGGCTGGCTGCATCGTCATCATCAACGGCCGCAATTTGCATTGTGCCACTGCAAGTAAAAATGAATGCAACACCTACGCTTACATATTTATCAGGTAACACTACTAACCTTGCATTTGGCTCACCTATATCTGGCACCCTTTCAGGTATCAGTGCTGTATCACTTGGAAACGACGGTAAGTCTATCCGCTTAGATTTGACTGGCACTGGGTTAACAGTAGGCGCGTCAATCCTGCGCCAAAACTCTGGTACACCTATTTTAATAGCAGCAGCTGATTTATAAGGGCACAACCATGTACCAACTTAACGCAGCAGGGTCAATTATCCGATTAGAGGATGGCGCAATTATTCCTCCAGACGAAAACAACAGCGATTACAAACAATATCAATCGTGGGTGGAAAGCGATAATGTCGCACAGCCAGCAGATGTGCTTACTCCTACGCAAGCCCAACTAGATTACGACCGATACATCAGACGCGCCCAAGCGAAGGATAAAATCCTTGCCGAGTTCGCGTCTGAAAATATGAGCCGCATTCGTGCGGGAACTTGGACAGTGCCTAACCTTGTCGAACTGACACAGGACTCTCAATTGAATTTGCTGCTGGCCAACATCAATACCCTAAGTTTTGAGCTTGCCATTAGCTCTATCCAAGGCATAACAAACCCTTTAATCACGTCTGAAATAAAAGCTGGCTGGGTAGCCAAGTTGCAGGCTCACTTGTACCTAGTGCCATGATTATCCTAGGCTATATCGGTGACTACAAAAAAAAAAGACACACTGTCAGTGCGATTGGGGTGGTGGTTTAGGTATGACCGAGGTACAACTCGACGAACTATTTATAGCAGCAGCAGCAATACCATGATGCACCTATTCGCAGGGGCTTAAATACGCACCACCATTGGTGATTTGTTTTTGGAATATTTATTTTTAAGAGGTAATTATGAGCATAGCTTATGTATTTGTTTTTTTACTTGTGGTGTGGTTGATTTATCGCGCTAAAAAGTTAGGTAAATTCAAAGAAAAGGGGAAACCCTTGCCTGTAAATAAGACCCATGCTGGCAGGTATATCGGAGACATCACCGCAGCTACAGACAAAGAAGGAAAAATGCTTACTTGGGGTGGGGTGAATGATGAGCATAGCCCAGCGGACACAGCGGCTACCTTAGCAGCTAGACCTGACTGGCGCGGTTTGGGGTATTGTCCCGCTGGAACTTTTGACTTTACAGTAGGAGCTGATAAAATCATCCGAGGCTTTGCAACTATCTACGGCCACCGCGTAAACGTGCTGTTAAACCCTTATATGCACGAAAGCAACATTGAGTTTTTTGTCGATGGTCACGTTGTAAATTTGACGTTTGACAATGGGAAAGTCACTGGTAGGTTATGGGAGGGGCACGATAAATTAAAGCGTGCAACTGTATCTGGGATTCGTGTGTGAGAACCTTAATTTTATAAGGTGAAAAGTTAAAGAGGTGAACCATGAAAATAGGTTTTAAAAGAGGTAGTAAATTCTATAGCCCTATTGTCAGGGCTTTTACAACAAGTCGGTGGTCTCATGCGGTTTTGCTGATTCGTGGACGCATTTACGAGTCAACGGCGTTACGTGGCAAGTATTACAAATCAGGTGTAAGGGATTATCCAAGTACGCCTGAAATAGAAGCTGAATACGAATGGTTTGACTCTTGCGTCGATGAAAATCAGGCTTTACGGCGATACGAGAAAATAAAGAATTGTAAATATGACTATGCCAGTTTACTTTCATTTCTCTTATTAAAAGTACGGGATTCAAAAAGATACTATTGCTACGAAGCTGTTCTATATATGATGCTAGGAAGGGTGGACGAACGCGCTACAAGTGAAGTCATCTTAGCGTGGGAAATGCGATTAAGAGGTAATTTATGACTAATATAAGAATCAGTGATGCACTATTATTAGCAATCTTTTGCAGCGTAGTCCTATTTGTTACAGGTATTAGTTCAATTCATTATGCAGTGCAGTTTGATGAGTGGACACAGAATTTTGTTTATTTTCTAGGTCGAATACCTATTTTGTTTTTTGTTATTTTAGTATATTTTAACGGTGTTAAAAATGAATAACCTAGTTACTGAACCAGTCGGTTTTAAGTTTACGTTAGCTGGTTTCTTTGCGTGGGGTTATTCTGTCCTACAGGGAGTTGACCTAACACAAGTAATCGGCTTCTTTACCCTTATAATCGGTATTGTAATCCAAGTTGTTGCGTACTACCGACAACGTAAAGCAGATGAGCGTGCTAAAGAAGCAGATAAGCGCGACAAAATAAAATACGAATTAGAAGTAGAGTTGCTCCAGAAACAATTAGCAGCTCACGGAAAGGTTGTAAAAACTCATGGCAGCGACTCCTAATAGGACACCGATAGCACGTATTATTATTTCAACAGTACTAGCTTCTACTGTAATGCTTTATGAGCATTTTGTACCAGATGCAATGATACCAATAAAAGGGGATGTTCCCACAATAGGGTATGGTACTACTGTTAATCCAGATACAGGTAAGCCTGTCAAATTAGGTGACAAGATTGACAGGAAAACAGCAGACAGGTACTTAATGAAAGACCTCGATGTTTTCAAGACTGGTCTAGCTAAGTGCGTTAAAGCGCCATTGTCAGAGAACGAGTTTAATGCTTTCATGTCCTTGACATACAACATAGGTGTATCAGCAATCTGTAACTCTAGTATACCTAGTAAACTTAACCTAGGTCAGTATGATGCAGCTTGTAAGACTATCTTACAATTTAACAAAATGAAAGATGTCTCAAAGCCGATGTACTATGACAAGGCAACTAAGAAATGGAAGTACCAGTTGAAGGTTGTTAAGGGTTTAGATAATCGCAGAAAGCAAGAGTACGCTACTTGTATTAAGGGGGGCTAGAATGCTCAGTTCATTGTTTGGTGGGGTGTATGGTGGGGTAATCAAGATAAGCCTTGTTTTAGCCCTTCTAGGGGCTTTGTACGGTGGTTATCGCTACAAAGTCAACCAAGAGGTCAAAGCAGCCGTAGCTGTTGAGAGAGTTGAACAACAAAAAAAGTTAGAAGCTGAGAAAGAAGTTCTGCTACTTAAAAAAAGAAGCGCAGAGAAATCTTTAAACGAAGACTTTAAAAAACGACAAGGAGAGAGTGATGCTAAAATTAAAAGTCTCAACGCTACTGTTAATAGCTTGCTTGCAGGGGTGCAGTCTCGTCCCGCTAGGGAGGTCAGCACAACCAATAGTGCCAGAGATACCAGCACAGGTCAAAGTACAGCAGGAGCTACTGGAGCAGGACTATTTAAGCCTGATGCAGAATTTCTTATCAGGTATTCTGCCAACACAGAAACCTTAAAATTAGGCTTGTTGCAGTGCTACAAGGACTATGAATCTGTAAAGAAAAGTTTAGAATCTTATAGCAATAAGTAATAGACGTAAGAAAACCCCCAAGGCTTTTAGCTCTGGGGGTTTTTTATTGTCTGTACTTATCGTTTAAGAAAAGCAACAATCGTATCGAGTATTATTTTTGTACTTACAGTGTCATCACTATATCGAAGGACTTCTTCACCCTCCTCGAACAGTAACACTGTAGGTGAATGGTGCACTCGAAAGAAGGTTGAAATATCTGGACTATCGCTGATGTTAATCACTTGTAAAGAATCCTCATCAATGTTTGTTCCTTCAAGCTCTCGTATCAAATCTAAGGATTTTCTACAGTGCAAGTTTCTAAAAATAGTAACAACTTTTTCATTCCTTTCACTAATTTCACTCATTTTTGACTCCTTCTTTTGGTTGAATCCATACATCCCCCCATGACCCTGTTAATGCTCCCTTGGCATAATCAGTAACCTTCTGTTCAAAGAAGTTACTATGAGTTGTACCAAGCATACCATCAACCCAAGGTAACGGGTTTTTCTTTACTTTAAAGATACCCTTTAGTCCTAAGCTAATCAATCGCCTATCAGCAATATAACGAATATAAGCCTTGACCTCTTCTTTAGCCAGACCTTTCATTTCATTTACCCCGTAAGCAAGGTCAATAAAGTTATCTTCAAGTTGTACCATCTTCTCGGCGATAACATAGATTTGAGACTTTAGCTTATCTGTCCAGATGTCTTTATTTTCTTTGATAAATTCTCTGAAGAGTTTAATCATGCTTTCAGTATGAAGTGACTCATCTGCAATACTCCAAGCAATGATTTGACCCATGCCCTTCATTTGCCCAAACCTTGCGAAGTTCAGTAACATCACAAAGGAGCTAAACAATTGCATACCCTCAGTGAAAGCAGAAAAGACTGCAATCTGTTGTGCCATTGTATACTTGTCCTGAGTAATGAACTCTTCTACAAAATCATGCTTATCTTTCATTTCCTTATACTGAAGAAATTCGTTATAAGTTGCCTCTGGTATCCCAAGTGTTTCAATCAAGTGACTGTATGCAGCAATATGGATAGCTTCCCGCGCTGCAAAACTGCTTAGCATCATACGTACTTCTGGTTGAGGGAAGTTTGGTAGATAGTTATTCACATAAGCACCTGCAACATCCACATCAGCTTGCGTAAAGAACCTAAACAAGTGCATCAGAAAATCTTTCTCAGACTGGGTTAGTTTATTTTTCCAATCTACAACATCTTCCTGCAAGGGAACTTCTTGAGGCAGCCAGTGCATTTGTTCTGACTGCATAAATGAGTCGTAGCACCACGGGTAATTGAATGGCTTATAACTGCTGCGCTTATCTGTTAATTTAAGTTTATACTTCATAATCAACCTTGACAAGATAAGCACTCTTCATTATTAACTAAAGCAGTTAAATCAATCTCATCCTCAATACGTTTTCTTTCTACTTTTTGTCCCACTTTATCCGCCTTTCTTAATTTTGAACTACGTACATAGTACAAAGATTTTAAACCTTGTTTCCATGCTTGAAAATGCACAGCATGAAGGTACTTAACAGCTACATCAGGTCTTAGATAAATATTTGTACTAGCAGCTTGGTCAATCATTTTCTGACGGTCAGCCGCGTGTTCAATTATCCATCGTTGGTCAATCTCCATGCCCGTCTTGAATATGGCTTTTGTATTCTCATCTAATTCGTCAAGATGTTGTACAGAGCCATCGTTTGCAGTGATACTTGCCCAAGTTGAATTATACCAGTCTTCAGGCTTTCCTACAGCAAGCTCTTTAAGTATTTTATCAAGGTACTTATTCTTTGTAACATAAGCACCAGAGGATGTATCCTGTCTGTATACGTTTGCTGCAAAGGGTTCTGTACTTGGTGAAGTGTTACCCATAATTAAAGATGTAGAAGCATTAGGAGCAATTGCCGAGGTATGGCTACACCGCTTCATTACACCAAAATCTGCTGCATCAGGGCAAGCACCACGCTCTTGTGCTAACTCAAAATTTGCCTTATCTAAACCTACTTTCATGTGTTTGAAAATCTGATTGTTAACAGACTTAGCCATTACACCTTCAAAACTAAAACCACGCTTTTGCAAGTACGCATGAAAACCTAAAGCTCCAATACCTACACTTCTTTCTCTTTCTGCACTATAACGTGCTCTGGAGATTTCATCAGGTGCATTGTCAATGAAGTATTGCAACACATTATCCAGCATTTCTAAAATATCTCGCAAGAACTTATCATCCTTAGACCACTCATCATAGTATTCAAGATTTGGTGAACTCAAGCAACATACAGCAGTACGGTCAGGACTTGTTACTAGACTTATCTCGGAACATTGTCCAGTCAATATGCCGTTAAAAACCCCCATGCCGCGCTTTGGTTCAGTAAAGCAATAAGTGTCATCATAACGTCCTTCGTCAAGAACTTCAGTTACTTTTGTAAACTGAGTACATTCTCTATTTGGAACATGAGCAGAGAGCACTAAGCGGTTAGTCTTAAAACCCAGTTCTTGCAAAGTACAAATACCAGTCTGCCCAATGAGTAATCTAAAAATCTTTTGTGTCCAGTATTCTTTGTTATCCCCTGTTCCGTCGTTTTTAGGCAGCCAATTCCATCCTTCGTCCCTAGACATTGTTACTTTTGAGGAGACACCTAGTGTTTGTAGCAGTAGCTGCACCTCTAGGAGCATATTGTAGTTAATACTGCCTACCTGTATACTTTGCGTTTTACCATTTCTAGTTACAGTTCCATCGCCATCACACAACCCAGCAAACCACTTGAGTTTAGATGCAATTGTGAAATCCCCGTTAGGTACAAAAAACTTACTGCGAAGAGACCTAGTTGTTGCAATTTCTCTGTTTTCACTTTCCTGTACGTACCAGTTTGTAAAAATAGATTGATTAACAAAGTCCTTGAGTTTACGTTTCTCGTGGTAAAAATATATCTTTTGTTGACTCTTATCTACAAAACCTTCTGCACTAAATAGCCCATTTTCATACGCATTCTCTAACACAGTTGTACCCTCTATGATTGGAAAATCACATTTAATCAGCTTATCTCCTTTAACCAACTCGTTTGCTCTTTTTTCGATTACCCAACGATTACCACCTGTGGGGTGACGCATAGCCACATAGAATTTATGGTAAGGCGTACATTCCAACTCAAAGCCGCAATTTGTTTTAACCTTAATAAGTTTTTGGTTTTCCCCTGTTTTAACTACCTTGGTGCTTGAAAACTCCTTACCATTCCATACATTAACTTGTTCATCTTCTAAGTCGGCTATCTGTTGATACCCTTCGTCAGTGAGTATAAGTGTTTCTGGTGCTACACATAAATTGCTACCATGATTCTTTAATCCAATCGCTTTTTGATACTCTGGCACACCTTCATTAGCTCTGTCAATAAACCAAATATAAGGCTCTCCAGTGTGTATACGAAGCTCTAAAAGTTTAGACCACAGTTTCTTAGCCGAAACAACTTCCTTAACCTTGCCTGTGTTTGGTTGTATCAATTCCCAATCGTCCTTCGCCTCTGGGTCTACCATGCAGCGCTCAATGATTTGCATGAACTTATCTGAAATATTCACACCATGATGCAGGTTCAATGTACGAAGATTTTGGTCTCCTGTAGGCTTTCTCATCTCTAAGAATTGAACAATATCGGGGTGAGACATATCCAAGTACATTGCATAGCTGCCTCTCCGTGAACCTTGTTTATAAGCAAGGGTACAAGCATCATAGGTTTTTAAGTGCGGCATTACACCTACTGATTTATCATCTGCACCACGTATCCCTACATGAACACCTACACCTCCACCATACATAGACAACCAATTTGTCTCTGATAGATTATTAACCAAGTCGCTACTTGTATCCGCCAAAAAATTTAAGTAACAATTATGTGCAATCAAACCAGCGGCAGAAAAGCTCTCATCTTCTTCAACTTGAATATCATGTACAAGCATTTCCGTATTAACTTTTGTAATAGACTTAATACCTGAGTAAGATAAACCATCTAGCATTCTGATACCATCACGGACAGAGTTTCGTTTAGTCGAAATATCAGAAAACGTCAGTAAACCATTGTACACAAAATTTTCTCTCGCTTTGTTAAAAGCACAATACTTACGATACTGCGCCGATACGCGATAACCTCTCTCCATAAGTTTGAGACCAATTTGTGAAACAAGAACTGTATTTGTTAACTCAAACATCCTGCAAGATGTTGTCTTAAAACCGTCTCCTAAATAGAAACCTTCGATGAACGCATCCAGCACTTCGTTTTTCCACTTCACCCGCATCCACTCTGATGGAAGCCGCTTCACCTTACAACCTTTGCCGAACAAGGTATCAAAGTTTCGTTGCAGGTCTACACTGTAAACCTCTCCACCGTACCAGTTTCTACCCTCTTGGTCAGTGGTTGTACTGTTTAGACCAAACTTATTCCCAATAATAGTCGCAAACTTCTTGCACGGTTCTAAGTCGCCGTGTGTAACCTTGACAGCACCATTTTTCGCTGTTGAGCCTTCTGCAAACCAAAATCCAAGTGCCCAAGCTAATTCCGAGTCAACCTCTACGTTAGAAGCTACTCTTGTAGCTGAAAACTGCCCTGCGTTGTTTGACTCTTTTCTCGTGTCGCTTGTTTGGAAATACAGTGTGGTTTCCTCGCCTCGTTCAACTTTACCAGAGCTTGCTATAAGGTCGTTCCCTACAACAAGCTCATCTACCCTTTTCCAACCTGAATTGGTGTACATAAGGTGATTACCTGTAACAAACAATGGGGTAGTATTCTGTAGGGAACGAAGCTCGTAAATATCATCTGACTTGCTTTGCTTCGTTGCAAGAACTTTTCTGAATCGCCCCTTGTGTGTTAAAACAAGGTCTCCTTTAGCAATATCCTCGATATTCTTAATCCCGTCTTCTGTATATACAGGTGTGCCACTAGCAAAACATGAAATTGGAAGTCCACGTTTGTTTTTCCCAAATGAAAGAATAGGTGTAGCATAGGATAACCAGTGCTTACTTGAGTAATCATACAATCGTTGAGCGTGCTCTTGATTACTTGCAAAAGCTGCGCTTACAAAAGCAAACCTCTCTTGTGGAGATGTCTCATCATCTCGCATATAGCTTTCACGTAATCGGGTCATACCCAAAGGGTCAAACAATCCGTCACGTTCATAATCAATAACGATGTTGTATTTATCTCCGTTATTTGCATTAGTATACTCAGACATTAACTCAACCCCTTCTGACGATATAAATCGCCAAGTAACTTAGAACCACTCGCCTTATCTTTAGCCTCTCTTGAAGCATAGCCAGATTTAATCCATTTCTCATCTGTACGTTCATTACCTAAGTACCTATCGCACTGAACAACCGTACCATCTAGTGCTTTGTGTTGTATATTCTCTTGAGTCTCAAGTCCTTGGTTTACATCAAGACCTAACTCATACAAGATATTTAAAAACTCTTTTCTATTTGACTGTACAAAATCGTAAGTAAAGTTAGGAACTATTTTAGCAATATCTGCTGCTGAAATGATTTTTAATGCTATGATATTTGTTGACATTTATTCTCCTTTTGTGTTTACTGCGTGGTTAAATATAGTTTGAATTGCTTCTGCAACTTTCAAGGCTAATAGTCTGTGTTCCTTTTGTGTGCTAATGTCTTTTCTTACTTCGATGTAGTGAATCCAAGAACGAATAGTCCCTTGCACATATAGCCTGCTCATTGTATTGCCCTCTGGTAAGACTACCCGTGCCTGCTCTTTAGCAATACCATTTGTTATAGCCCACTGATATGTCTCCTTAGCTAAACGTATTACATCCTGTTGCTTCTCTTCCCATAGGTTTTGCAATTCCTTATCATCTACTTCAATGCTACTTTGACGATTCTTAACATCTTGCAATCTTGCTTCTCGGATAATAAATTGCATGTCTTTTACAGGGTCTGCATATCTTTGAGAGAACTCCTGATATGAAAATGACCTGTGACGTAAAAGTTGACGGGCTATATCTCGTGGACACTCTACTTCTATAGTAACTGAAGCCATCTCTAAAGGAGACCAATGTTTATTTTTAATAAGATAGCTAATCAGTTTATCTGATGTAGTCGTATTAAGTTGGTTACTTGGATTAGAGACTCTTGCACAATAAGATACAAGGTCTTTGACATCTGAGAAACTGCCCTTAAATTCCTCGCTTGGTTGCGTGTAGCCGATAATTTTTGCACTAATCATTTACCCACCCCCTTATTAAACTCAGGACTATATCTAAACTCTGAAAGAAACAGCGCATTAACAGCAATTGCAGCCAAGTGGTCATTGCCCTCTGTATCTACTGTTTCACCCTTCCTATAAGCCTCTGTATGCCTTATAAGTGCATCTAAATATCGTTCCTTAGCTCCATCAACATATTTCCAGTTATCTGGTGCATATTTACTTGCCCCAAGTGTTAAACATTTAGCTACCTGCTCTAAAGCATAAGGAGGAATCAATGAATAGCGCAGCTTACCTGCATCGTCTTTACGTCCAGAGACTGTCTCCTTCACCACCTTAGCAAATATCACTCCAGCGCAATTGCCTGTTGTATTATTGCTGCTCAACTCTTTACAAAGTTCTTCAGAGTTTCTAGCACAGCACCCAAAACAAGAGCCTTGTATGCTTTCTTTTAGACGCTCATAGTCAGCACCTAGTGCATGAACGATGCTACCAACTGCACTGTTTGCACTCTTAACTTTTGTCGTTCCCTGTGCATTCTTAACACTGTGTATTTGCTCTGACATAATTCTCCTTTACTTCGGTGGTTATATATTTAGATAAGTCATTAGACACAAAGTTCAACGGCTTGACTATCTTGCCAGTTTCGCTGTTTCTAATAACAAACCTATTATACTCCTGATTGAAGGTGTGAAAAGTATTTATACCTTTTTCTGTCTTTAATTTATCGACAGTTTGGTAAACAACAGAAGGGATATTTGTGTACTTACTAAGATTGTTATTAGCGGTATCAATACCAGCTTGCCCAACATCCACACCTAGTGTCTCTAGCTTCTGCATAAAACCAAAAACTGTAATGATAATGTCCAAGCAGTCATCCAAAACAGGCTCAAGCATAAATGATTCAAGTGAGAGCCTACTGATGTTATCCCCATCTACAGTGTCGAGCTTATCCCCTACATTTACAGCAAGTTCTTTAAACTCTTCCCGTATATAGCTATATTGTTCTAGGAATGCTTTCTCATCTACTTCATTCACAGACCCAGATATTGTATTAAACTCTTTTGTTAAATCATAAAGTTTCTGTATTTTATTCCCCGTCATTACTTACCTCCTCACAATCCTTTTTAAGGATAATATTTGTATAGCCACTAGGCTCTCTTACTAAATAATCCTCAGCTGTCTCATTGATAGTTGTGAAGACCTTACCTATGTGATTAGCATACCAAAATAGCGAATCACTACAGGTGATAACCCTTATTTTAATAGTAATTCGCTTTGGCATTACTTTTTATTCTTCACAAAAAATGATTCTGCTTGGGCTTTAACTGGCACTGCACTGACATCTTCGTGGTAAATAATTTGACTTGCAGTATCCCCTGCATCATCCTTGTATTCCACTACGTATCGCCACTCCTTACCATAAATAGTCTGAACATCTTTAACTATACCTTGCACTTCGTTACCATTGATTTTAGCTATCACTTTATCTTCTACTTTAAACATGATTTTCCTCCTTGTATTATAAATTAACCTCTGCCTTTTAAAATCTGCACTATTACTGCCTACCAAGCCTCAAATTGAATGTCATAACCATTCTTTTCACAGTCAGATAGCCAGTGCTCAAACTCTGCAATGTGCTCCTTTCCAGTGTTATAAACTCTCGTGCCGATGGGTTTATTTTCACAAAAGGAGTCCTCTTTAGCATATATGTTTTCCACCTTGTCCTCAGAAACGGATAAAACCCATCTTTTATATTCACAAATCTTGTCTTGCTTTTGCATAATTTGTTGCGTAACTGTAGTAGGTGTTTGCCAAACAGGGAACTTTATTTGCTGGACATCTGTCTTATTTGTACTGAGTACAAGAATTTTCCGTTTCGCTATAATATGTATGTTTGTACTCATACCCTCTTTCCTCCTTGTAGTTATCAACCGCTGATTTAAAATTGTCAAGCAGAACCTTGTTTATGTGTTCTGCTTGATTGTCGTTATACTCTTCTGTTCCGCACTCTGAGCATCTGACGAAAAACAAGGGAAGTTGTACTTCTATCTCCTTGTAGTTAACATCTTTTGTCTCATAGTGAAAATAGAATGTATCTACTGCTCCGCAAGTATTACACCGCACTTATTACCCCCTTTTTCACAAATAAAAACCCTCAAGACGGTTAAATCTTGAAGGCTTTATTATAACACAAATTTTGACATTTTGTTACTCTTGTGTAATTTACATTACTAAATTTTTTCTCTTACCTTTGGTGGTTGTACTTGTTCTATTTCTATGAACAGCACCGCACGAATCGCAACGATATTCTTCAAATAAAGAAAGTGAAGTTGCTGCTACCCTGCCTGTCAAGTGAATGTCATCAGAACCGCACGTCCTACAACGTAGCTTTTCATCATTATAGTACAAGCCAGCGTTGAAATCTGAACCAGCTTTCCCAGCATGACGGATTCTCAGATAAACTTGCTCAAGTACTACAACGTCTTGCTCGCAGTATTGTAGCATATCTTTCATAGCTTGTTTGTTACCAAATTGCACTTCTTTCCAAAGAGTGATACCAGAGGTATCTAGCTTTGTCTCCAAGCCAAAGTACTCTGCGACATCACCCAGTTTGTTACTTGGCAATCTGAATGACTTCTTAGCAATCTCTAGTGTATCAAGAACCTTAACTACAGGTAAAGCTGGAAAGTAGTTAGCTGTAGCTCTGGCTTGTAGTACCTTGTGGTCAAAGCCTTTAGAGTTATGAGCAACCACCGCATCTGCATCTTCATATAACTCAAAGAACGTAGCAATGATTCGACTATCGTCGCCATTATCTATTTCCTCTGGGGTAAGACTGATAGAAGATATTTTACTATCTCCTAGATATTTCCATGCTGCACAAAGGATATATCCACCGCTTTTTACTACGTTCTTTTGTGAGATATTTTGCTTCCACCTACCAAAATGCAGAGAAATATCTGCTGCTGTCTCTAAGTCAAATAAAAGGATTCTTGGTGCAGAGTTATCTACGGCTTCTGTCTGCTCTCTTGCGAGATAATAATTGATACCTGATTTAGAAATATTTAACTTGGTTGCTATTTTCCTAGAGGACAACCCCTTAGCTTTAAGTTCTAGTATCTTTTTGCACGTTTCTGTATTGTACATCTAGTTCCTTACGTAAAGTTAAAAGTTGAGGTGTCGGGTATACTGTGGTTAATAATTATACTGTCCCGATTTAACAAAAAACCACAGCCACTTAGAAAATATTTAAATTGCTCTATAGCTTCCAACCATGTATCTGCTCTGAAAGTCTTCTTTGTTAGAGTACCTTCTGAATCCTCATAACTGAATGAAAATTCACCTACCGCATCGTCATCATCGTAATTTGACATTACTAATCTCCTTTATTAAGTTATCTATCGTTGTGAAACCAAGTTCTCTTTGCATTATAAGACTTGCAAAGATTTTCTTGCGTTGTGTACTATTCCCACCATCATGCTTTCCAAGTGCAGCTAAGACTTTCCCTTTATCTTTTTCAGATAGCTTGTTAAAAGAAGTCTTTAGCTTTCGTAGAAAATGAGGATGTCGCCATCTCTTATCCACAGGTCTTTCTAAATAAGCTGCTGCACCTCTAAGGAAATCAGAGAGTGTACCATCATACCAGTGCCGTAAGTACCTTGTATAAATACCCTCTAATTTCCCTAGTGCTGCATTCGTCTGTCTATTTAGAACCGCCCTAACAAAAAGATTATCGTGAGAGTGGTCTAGGCAGCCTTGATTAGGCAGAACGGGTGTATTGGTTAATACATCAATCCCGTACTGCTCTTTCAATAATAGCTCTCTGACTTCTTTAACATCTTTTGGTGTGTACAGGTCCCTAGTCTGGTGTTTCGTCATTATAGTCATCCAAGTCTATACTGTACTTTTTAGCAAAGTCTTTAAAGTCAAGCGTATCGTCCTTAGTTTCACGCATTCTAATTCCTTTGTGGTACATATCAATAATATCTTTCCAAGACGCTTTACGTTCTACACCGTGGCAATCTGTATAGGCAGTAATCTTAGGATACCACTTAATATAGTTAGCAATACATAGCTGCAAGGCTTCTTGTTCGTTTACACAATCCTTGAGCAGTGTATACGCCGATTTAGCGCCATACTTTATTTTACACAGTGCTGTAGGTTTAAGATTGTCAATTAAATCTCCCACCATTAACTGCAAACAATACCAAAGAAACCCATTACCCTTTACATCACCTTTATCATTAAGCCATAAAGAACCTAGTTTAGGTATCTCAACAACCTCTGGATTCTCTTGAGTATAGTTATAGATTTTCAAACCTGAGTAAGCATTAGAATCTTTATCACTGGTTACAATAATAACCTCATAACCTTTGTTAAGATACTCATAACCCACCCATATTACCCTGTCATCTACCTCTTCACCATTTACCTTAATTGCCTTGTGCTTACCAATTAAATACTCCTTGCAATCATTTCTGAGTAAAGGCTTTAGGGATGTATCGCGCTGACCTTTGTATTTCTCTGGCAACGGTAGTTTATCTCTAAAGTTATTTTTACCCGCTACATAGACTATGCAAGAATCTCCCCACAGGGTTTCTTTGATGTTCTTTAACTGAGTATCAATTAAAAACTGATATGATACATTTTCATTGACGGTTTGAATATCTTTAATATCATAATCAGCAGCTACGTAGTCGAACTCCTTTTCCTTTAGGAAGGTCTTAAACTCTGTCCGAGTCTTAAAGATTTTCTTTCTGCTGGACTTCTTATGAGTTACTTCAATTGTTCGTTCTTCACAAGCTGCTGACGTTCTATAGACGAGTATATCACCATCAATGAGTACAATACGTTTTTTCTTTTTAGGCACTTTCTAACTCATCCAGAATGTCTAAGGTGCTCTCCAGTTTCAACCGAAGATTGCCAGACTTACCATCTGAAATTGCTTTAGCAATCAATACCAGCTTAGCTGGGTCATGCCCTGCTGTCTTAGCCTCTGCTTTGAGTTCTTTCAAACCTTCGTCAAGACTTCCGATTTGGTCAAAAATTGCTACCATCTTATCAATATGCTCTCTTACTTTCATGTTTACTCCTTTTTATTGTTTCTATATGCCATTTAAACCTGCCGTAGCAGGGCTTAAGGCGTCTAAAAGGTAAGAGGCTATACCAACCCCTTACCTGCTGTTAAACTACATCAAAACGGCGCACCGTCATCCAAGTCTTCTAAATCTGGCGCAGGTTTAGCTGCTGCCTTCTTAGCTGCTGCGGGCTTTGGAGCTACTTTAGGTGCTGGAGGTGTATCATCCTCTGATGTATCCTCAGCATCGTCTTGCTTACTGTAACCACCTCGTGCAGCCTCAAGTTGTTTTTGAATTGGTGAGCCTTCATAGTTAATAGCATTCTTGATTGTGCTGACAATGTGGTAACGAAGTTCTTTCAACGATTGCTCATCATTAACTTCATTAAACTGCACAACAAAAGGTTTGACTGGAAGTTCTGGTGCTGCCTGACCACGCCCAAGCGCAGCTTTGAATGTAATCTTCTCTGTGAAATAAGACTTACCGTCCTTTCCAGCTTTCATGTAGACTTGAACTTCAAATTGAAAAGCCTTACCTACAATCTTGTCAATATCTTGAGGTAAGAATACACCATCTGGTGCAATCAGCTTAGAAGCTACTGCCATTTTAAACAAGGTGTGTTTGTTGTTAAAACTCCAGCGTCCTTTTGTATCTTTACCAATACGTAGCGGAATAGGTTTAGCAACTACTTTAGCAGTACCGTTCCAAAATTCACCACCAAGCCATAAGCGTAGAGGCTTCTCTTCACCAGAGTCATCACCAAAGAATTGCCCTTTGTTAAGGAGAATATCTGGGAAGTCTACTGCAATTGCTACAGACTGAATGGGCTTCTGAGGCCAGCATTTGTAACGTACAGGTTTACGTGACACAGGGTCTGTACCATTCTTAAAGTAAGTGCTAGGCTTTTCAGCGATAGCTGCCTCTTCGTCCTCTGGTGTACCGTTAAAGACCATTTCTGCATCAGCTTGAGCTTGCGTACCAAGGTCAACAAGACCTGATACAACGCCAACTAATGTCTCAGGTGATTGCAGACCTGCTGTTTCAACCACGTACTTATTTAAAGCGTCGTAGTCAATATCTTTCTTCGTACCTTCATTTTGGCTTGCACCATAGCTTTGAAACGTCATTCTAATTTTCCCTTTCTATTTAAGTTTTGTCGATAGTCATAAACTTTTATGACTATGTTTTGTCGATATGACAAGATAGTTTTAGAGACTATAAACTCATGCTAACTTGATTCAACACTTCTTTGTTAAAAGTCCCGAATTGTAACACATCCTGTATTGTTTGTCAAGCACCAACTAGGTCAGCGCACAAGAGATTCAAGCAAATATCGCCGTACAGTCGCTTGGTCATCAATAGAGCCTTTCCACAGTGAAATTGGTGTTCTATCATCGAGTGCCTTATTGGGAGACTTCCACCACCTTTTAGACAGGTCTTTAGAACCTGTGAGTGACAGAAGTATAAGGTTAAGTTTATCTTTTTGATTTAGTTTCATTTATGAGTTGCAAAATACAAAGCGAGGCGTGTAGTGAGTGAAAGCGGGGTTCGGTAGTAGGCTTCCTCTTCTTTTGTTTTTTCATCTACCCCTAGTGCACTTAATAGTGCATGGGCTTGTTTTAACTCGAAGTCAAGTTTATCCTTCTGTTCTGTGTTGTATTTTTGTGCCTTCTCCAACTCATTTTTCTTTTTCATAAGGTCTGCAATCTCCGCGAGATTTTTCTGTTTGTCAAGGTACAAGGCAGTCACTTGCGCTGTATCAAGATTTACTGTTACGTTCTCAAGCTCTGTACCTTGGACTGTGATTTGAATGATTGACATATTTACTCCTTTTTATTTTGTTATTGGTTGTAATATACCCTTACCTGTAAGGCAAGGGAATTACTCGTTAAGTGTTCTCAGTTAAGCAACCTTCGATAGGCGAATAAATGCAAGCATAAATACCAGAAGAGTCGGTTAACTTTTGTTCAAATATCTCATAAAAATTACGGGCTTCAACCTCTGTATCAAAAGTAAGTAGCCCGCCTGCAATTGTAGCGTGCAAAAAGTCATAGAAGTCCTTATCCAAAGGATAAATTTTTCGTATCTCTTCTTGCACAAATTTTGCAATCTTATCATCTTCTTGTGTGTTATCTAAACCGTAGTCAAGATAAACACCGAACTTGTTTAAGGCTTTACAGACGATTTCATTCAACTGGTTCCAATTAAAATATTCCATTTTACCTCCTTGTTTGTTATGTGTTGTGAATTATAGCACGTATTTTAGGATAGTGCTTGTTGTCTTGATTTTTCATTAGTGACATTGTCCCCAGTTACGTCCAGTTATATACTCAAACCCCAAGGGAACTCTTAGACCTAGCTCTTTAGAGGCTTGTTCAATCCCCTCCGCAATACAGTCAATAGGTAAAGTTCTATTGGTTACATAGTAGCCTTTACTGCTGTGTCCAATAGCTCCAGAGGTATCCGTTCTGTATGTTTTTGCTTCATCCTCCGTCTTAAATAATTTAAGTTCTAAAAGTTTAGGATGTGCCGCCATTTGCTGTTCATCGTGCATGTGGATTAACCACCAAACTACAGCATCAGTTGCACTATTAACAAAAGGATTACCAAGGATTCCACGTGCCTCCATTTTCCCTGCCAACCTGACTGCACTCCACTTAGCCGCAATCGCTCCCCCAGATTGAAATAAAACATTTAATAAGCTGTGCTTACTGCGTGTACTCACTAAACGACCATCCAACCCAGTAATAAACTTCTTGTCGTAGGTTAACCAGTGAGCTTCAATTTTTTCCTTGAGTTCCTTCAGTGCAGGGTTAGCGTCCCAGAATGAGTTATAAATACGTTTAGCTTCCTTCGGGGAAACATTCAGCATCTTAACCAACTTAGCCGCTTGAGCGCCATATAGCACAGCGTAGTTCACAGACTTAGCATGGTCACGACTAATCCCCATTTTTTGTGCCGTAAGTGAATGGATGTCGTTGGGCTTCACAGCAAGCAAAGCCTTAGCTAATTCCTCACCACCTGTATACGGAAGAACATAGTGTCCTTCAATCCGCGCCTCAAGGCTTGCAAAATCGTAGCCCAGCTGATGACCAAGTTTGCCACTTCTAAACATTGAGCGCATTTCTGTACCAAACAGGCTGGTGTTGCGTGGGATATTACAGACAACCTTATGCCTATATCGTCCAGTGTTAGCTCCAAGTGTATCGGCAGGCGTGGGTATACGCCCATCCTCTCTTACGCAGCTCAAAAAGCCCGTGATTGGTTCACCATCCTCGTCGAGTTCTCCGCCTGCAATAGCGTTACGCCTATGCCGATAAGTGTAGTATTCGACCACATCTTTGACAAACTCCGCTTTCTCTCCGAGTGAAACAAGATTAGGGCAAATCTCCTTCTCAAGCCCTACCGTCAATTTTGGTGTTGTTGGAATATAAACGGGCTTTGTTCCTTCCATCTTGTTAATTAGAAACTGTTTTAAATCCTTCAAACTCACGTCTAAAAGCTCAAGACGCAAGTCCTTAAATACAGAAGATTCTGTTTGTTTGACGTACCTATCAATAGCCTCAATAGCTTGTTGATAATTCTTAACACTTTTGTCAGTGTTCTTCATTAAGTCTCGCTCTTTAACCTCTGTAGGTATCCAACCCAACGAGATAAGGTAGCCCTTAACAACATCAATATTTTCAATTGTAGCCTCTTCGTGCGTCCGCAACGGCAGAGAATAATCTATTGGGTATTCTTTATTTTCATATCTAATAGTGCGTTGCTCAGTGAAGACTGCACCTGTCTTGGCTAAGAACTTCTCTAGGTTAGCAGAAAGAGTGCCGTCTTTTTTAAACCTGAGTTTAGGCAGTTCAAAAAATGAAGCATCTACAGCAGACATCTTCTTAGGCGGGAGAAGCGGGTTCACTTTTACAGCTATCTCTGCCATACGTGTGTTTAAGAAGTCTAAGTTTTTTTGAGCCAATTCAATATCAAAATCAAACCCCAGCAATTCTTGTTTCAGTGTCAAATCTGCTAATTTAATTTCCATGCTATAAGAACGAAACCAATCGTGTGTGCCTTGTTCTTTAATAAGTGCAGATAGAATAGAACTATTTACTTTCGTATCTTGTACGCAGTATTCTAACATTTCTTGTGAAAACTTAGACCAATCGTTAAAATCTCCTTTGTAGTCTCCCAGTCGTTTGCCCCAAGACTTGAGGCTATGTCCACCAAGGCGGTCTGGACTTAGGAGCTTAGACCAAAGAAGTGTATCTGTGATAGTAACAGACCTGCCATAGAGCGTAGAAGGAGAATCTGGATAACCTATTTCATAGTCTAAAAGACCAGAAAGCATTAACACAGGCAAGTCAAACTGAACTATATTGTGCCCAACTAACTCCGTGCATTTACGCAACGAGTGTTGTAAATTTTCTCTAGTAAGCTCATTCCCGCTGAAGGTTTTTACAGCCCCTGTATCTACGTGACGTAACACCACGCACCAAATCTTATAGGTGTCTTTTAGGCGATAAGGCAAACTGGTGTAGTCTAGTCCGTCCTGTAGCAAACCATTAGATTCAATGTCGATGATATATTTCATTTATTCCTTTACCTTATTAGTGCAGTCCGATAAAACTCTTTGTGCTTAATTATAACAAATTTTTGATACGCCTCAAACGCTTCCGACTCTGTATGTGCTATTAGCTAACCGCCTCTTCCAAGTAAACACATCGCCCTCAGGATTATACTCCAAAATTCCTTTTAAGTGCTTTTGCATTAAAACTTTAGTCGTTTTTCTCCAGTCATTTAAAACCCTGTCTCATTCTCAGCCATCCAAGTATCCAAATTCACTAGACGATGTTCTTTGTTGTCGTAGTATAAGCTACCAGCATCCCCAGTGTTACCAGCATGGCGAGACTTCAATAGTCGTAGCTTTACTGTGTTTCTTTCGATTTCTGTCTCTGCCATCTTGTTACGCACCAGTCCGATAACAACAGAAGCAGATTTCACAAGTGTAGACGAGCCAATAATATCGCTATCGCTAATCTCTGCTCCTTCACTTGCATCCTTCTTACCTCCCTGTGTCTTTCGAACGTGGCACACGTTTACGATTGATACACCTGTCTCTTTCACTAAGCGTTTTTGAAAAACCATAAACTCTTCTTGTCTTGCTATATCTAGCCCTGATAAAATATCGCTTGTAACATCAATTAAAAGCACAGTGACACCCATCGAACGAATAATCTCTTCTACCTTTGTTTCTACATCGTCAACTGCACCACCTCTATCGTCACATAATAGAAAGGTTGGGCGGCCTTCCTCATCCTCAAATAGCTCCTTTGCTTGTGCTGCAATCTCTGGTTCGCTCATTGCAGATAGTCGAACTTCACGGTCTTGGATATTAACAAACTTTCTCTTGCAATAATATGAGAGTAGCTGTGTTGCAAACTCCCCAGCCGTTGCTTCAAGAGATAATACAGCAAATACCTCTTTGCGGTCTTCAGGCTTCTTCTTGTTCTCCATAATCCAATCAACAAACAACTGATTTACCCAAGTTGACTTCCCAATAGAGGAAGCAGCAGCTATTAAAGTAAGGGTAGCTTTAGGAATACCACCAGCAAGCATATCGTTCATGGTACCCAGCCAATCAGGTAGTGCTAATTTCTCTAAGTCTGCGTATTTTAACGCTTCCTCGTACAAGGAGGTAGAGCTATGCAATGCAACAGGTGTCCAAGGCTGAGCACTAAAATAATTGTTCAGAAAGTCCTTCTCCTTGTCCTTTTCTAAATACTCAGCAATATCTTTCAATGCACCCTTAAATACAAAAGCCTTGCCCCGTGGTAAAGCCTTAGCTACAGCATCCACAGCGTCTTGTCCTGCTGCGTCTTGGTCTAGGGCGATAATCACCCGTGAGAAGCCTTCAAAGAAACTGTAGTTAGCTGCAACCTGTTTAGCTGCTGCCTGAGCGCCTACACTGATACCTACAACGACAGGCTCACCAAAGTCGCTACTTCTTTTATCATTGTACTCTTTCAACATCTGAAACCCAGCCATAGTGTCCTGTTCACCCTCTGTTATCAAGCAATACTTACCGCTTTTATTCTTATAGCGAAACTGCCCAAACATTTCTACAGTCGCAGTAGTATCCCCTATACCTGAAAAGGATTTAGGCAACAAACGCTTCTTGTACCCAACAAGTTTACCGTCACGAGTAGCAGGATAGAAAATAGATTCTAACTCGCCTGTACTCTCATCATAAGCTCCGCGAGTTGCGTAGAACTTAGATGTCTCATGTTTAATCTTCCTCCAACCTTGAAGGTCTGTTGTAGTAGTTGTCTTAATCTCTTCTTTTGCCTCTTCTGTGATAGGGTCTTTAATCTTAACTTGTGTGACTTCTGCCATTGATGGTTCCTTTTCTTTTGTGTGTACGCTTTTGTAATTATTTCTTGTCTTGCTACCTTCGTTCTTTAGTGCCTTGAACTCTTCGCTGGGTCTGGTAAATTGACAGACAAAGCAATGCCCAGACCCATCCTCGTAGACTGCATAACCATCAGATGAGCCGCACTTAGGGCAAGATGTGTGATACTTGAATCTACTCATTCTTTAACAACCACTCATCTGATATTACTTTGAAGGATTTCTCAGGTTGCACTAAGCATTGGAAAACTACACCCTCTCTTTGAGAACCATTCAATTTAGATTTACCATTCGCGTATGTTAATAGTTCCTCTACTGTGTACTGAGTTAAACTAAATTCTGTATCAAGTAAAGGTACTGCCTTAACCCCTAGCATATCAGCTAAAGAGTGAACAGCTCCTAGTGGTAGATACCCTTCACCAACTTTGTAAACATCGAACAAGTTAAAGCAGGGCTTGCACTTGTATTGATTACCTTGGATGCCTTCACCAATAATTTCACCTTGGAGAGCATGACCGAGTAAACCTAGGTTCCTCATCTTATTCTCAATATCACTCTGAATAGCGATTTTCCAATAGAGATTATTCTCATCTGGCTTGAGGTCAAGATTGCGAGAACAGACGTGAAAATCTCCTGTGTTGTCGAGGAAATATGTCGCTGAACAACCGTCCAGCTTCTCTGTAACAGCCCATCTGTACTGCTGTAATTCTGCAAACTCTTTTGTCAAATTTTGTACACGTTCTTGGTCAGTTTTTGGAATTTCAGATGGAAAGTTTCCACGAATTAGACCCGCTAACTGAACTGGGACTGGCTTTTCATATTTGAGAATACCTAACCAGTCTGCAACATCTGTACCTATATCTATAAGAATATCGTCCGCTGGGACAACACCGTGCCCTGCCACATCCGTTAAGGTTGTTAATGGTAGCAGCAGTCCCTGAGAAAGTTGCCCCTTTAGCTTAATCGTTCGTAGTCTTTCACCCCAAGTGCCATCAAACTCACGGGGTTCTTTACCTTTAGACAGGAATGGTGCAAGATGGTGCGGTATAAAAGAGTCCACTTCACAATAAATAACTCTGTCACCTACTTTGTACTTTCCAACTTGGTCTACCACCCACCAGCCATCTACACGGTAAGCACAAATCTTATCTGCACCTTTAATAGGTTTCACTTCTGCAATAGTACGCACTGTTGCTAATTTACGTTCTGTCATCTAAACTCCTTTCATTGTCTAACTCATTAAGGGTATCATCATACCTGTAAAGGGAATGTTAACTGTAACTATATTTGATACTGCCACATGTAGCCACCTTGACCTCTAGCTTAAACCAGCCAAGGACAACTCTGTAGGTGATTATATCGCAGTCTGAGAATTTATTGAACAGCATATGCACTTTTTCACCGTGCCATCCAATTCCTGTTGTGTAATATTTCATAGCTGCCCCTGTTCCATAGACCCAAGAACCCACGGCAAAAGATACATCCACTCCAGAGAGGCTCACCAACCATGTTTTAAGCACCTTTAAAGGCTTGATTTTAACTTCCTGCATCATTGCCCTGCCTTTACAGAACAAACGCCTAAAATGACGTTTATAGCTTGAATAACATCATGTTGTTGCATAGGATGCAGGCTACTCCAAGGAACAGTACCTCCAAGCTGCTTTTGAATACTTTGATAGAACTTTTCTACGTCTGACATTGTGAACTCCCTTTGTTTTAAAACTTACTTTAATATTGACACCGCAAGGTTGGTACTATCCTTACCCTTTTGTGTATACCGTGTGTCACCATTGTACCCACTGCCCTTCTAAACTCATATCCTGTGCATCCATTGCCATGTCTCTGGTAACTTGCACCATTTCTGGCTGACCCTCATAACCGCAACAATCCCCGTTGGTTTGCTCTGCTTTATCGTAATCTACACCATCCGTAGGTATGAGAAGCACCGTACCAAATTCGTCAGTAGGTGTTCCGCAGTACCCACAGCGATAACATTTAATAGCCTCAGTCATCATCTTAATATGTTTGAGTGTTGTAGACGTTAATTGAATTATAGTACATCTTTTACTACTTCGCAATCTTTTTTAATTCGTCGGCAAGCCGTTCATGGAATGTACCCTCTCCATCGTCACAACTAACAAGTCGGTCAATCCGTTGCACATAAACAAACGCTTGTTGTAAAAAAGCTACAGCTTTCTTAAACTCTGCAATCGTCTCTGGGCTGTATCCTCTTCCGTCTTTACGTCCCCACTCATCCAGTGCAGTACTGTTGTTGTTATCAATAAGCTCCTGAATTTGACTCTCAACGTCTGAAATTCTATATTGTTTATAGTCAAAGTGTCCGCCACTCATTCCTGCCCTCCTGTCACTTTAGGTGGAGTCATATTTAGCCACGCAGTGTCAAAACTTTTCATTGCATCGTTTGGGGTTCTGCCAAAGCCAGAAACGCCAACTTGCAGGTTATCGCCGTACATGGCGCACCAAGCGTCACCATCCAATGACAACTTAGGCTTCCAAATTACGCTTGGTCTTGCCGATTCAAGACTCGCTCTCAGCGTCGCTTTGTAAAGAGTTTTTAACTCCCAAGAGTCAGCTGACTCGTTGAGAATCTGAATTAAACTTTTCATTTTATTTCCTCCGATTCTCTGATATATCTATCAACTTCAGAACGAACAATAAAATCATCTACACCAAAAAACAAAGTACGCTTAGACCTCAGTGTAACAAGTTTTTCTAGGCTCTCCTTTGTTGGTCTGGCATAATTCTCTTCGTTGAAGGCTGCTGATATACAGCAATTGTTAATTGCCGCATAGAGTTCGTCATTTGTTGGTTCTTTAATCATGCTTGCCCTCCTATTGCTTTATCAATGACCTGCTTTGCCTTTGCAAGCGCGTCTTGTATCGTCAGAGGTGCGGAGTCAGACCATCCGCGACACTCTCCAAACTTCGTCCATGCGATAGCTTGGCAAACATCTTTCAAAGCCTCTAATAGCTCTTGGTTTATGTCCTTCAGTTCAGTAATCTCTGATGACATTTCAAGAACCATGTTGACGAGTGATAATTCTGTGTTCATACTACCTCCTTTTGGACTAAAGTCCTAGCAATGTGCCAACCTGTTTTAGTCGCTTCACTGACTTTAAAACCTAAATCTGACTCATATTCAGAAATAGTAGCCCACATATATTCAACAGTTTTCGTAGGGTCTGTCTCCTCTACGTCATCACAAATTTCGTTCAAAGTCTTTAACGCATCAAGCACTTCTTCTTTGGTAGGATTGATTTCAGGATTGCCCCCTGCTGCATTCCAAATCTCTTGTAGTGTCAATGTTTCAGCCTCTTGCACAGGTGCTGGGTGTGCCATTAAACGCTCAATCTCATCGCCACGTAAATACCACTCGCGTTCAAAGTGCTCTGCTTGAGTATTTGCTTTTTTAAGACAATCTGTCAGTCGCGCAATCTCACACTTGTAATCACGCTCTGTCTCTGCTCGGGCTTGCTTGATAGTTTCAGTAATTTTTGGTAAATTAAACTCGCACTCTGGCGTCATCAATACGACTCCACCACCGTGTGTTTGAAGTGCCTCCAAAGTTTTCAACGCTAAGTCTAATGCTTGATTTTTATCCATTGTTTTCTCCTTTATTTTCAGTATTTATGTTTTCTACTACTTTCATTGTACCTTACTTTATTGCGTATCAGAAACAGAGCAAGCATTTACATTGTCTCTGTGAATCTTAAACAACTTTTGACGTTCTTCAAAACTAAGGTTCTTAGGGCGCTTCAGCGCTTGTTCTTTACTCGCCTTCTGGAACTTCCTAAAGGCTATATTGTATAGTGCATTGTAGTATTGAAACTTAGCGTCCTGAAGGATATGGTCTGGTGTGATTGAACCAAGTACGTAGCCAAGTTCTTCCTTACGCCTTAGAACCTCGCCTGAGTAGTGCAGGCAGTTCTTTTCTAACTGAGCTAAAGTCTCCATGTTCTTACTCCTTACTTTTAACTATTTCTTTAATTATAAGTCGCTTCACTTGCCTTGTCAAGCTCTTATCCTAGTGCAGTAGTCTATCCTGCTTTTACTGTCTCGTCAAGATGTGTTGATTGTACAGGACATTTATAGTGTTTGAGCATTGTCGCGTAAATACAACAAAAATAAAATATGTTATATTTATTTGCAAGAGTCTTAAATTTGTGTACAATACGCACATCTTGACAAAACGGAGGTAAGTATGACAGACTCGAAAACACCTGAGCACAGTTTAACTCTAGGTATGCAAAATGAATACATGGGACTAAGTACAGACTCGAACGGTTGGAAGCATTTTTTATGGCGGTGTACCATACGAGGCAAGACGTACAACTACCGCACTGGGCTGGGGCACGCGGAGCAAATCAAGGTGCGAGACACACGCTTTGGTAGTGGCATACGCAACCAAGAAATAAACGCTATGTACTATGTTTATAAACAGGCGGTGTCCAAGGGGTTCACCCAAGCCCAAGCCCGTGAGCTACAGTACGCCGAGGGTAACTTTCCAAAGAAACTATACATACCTACACCACCAGACGAAAAAGATGTAATGTACGCGCTACTGTCAGACGCTGAAGCCCTAACGCAGAGTTTTGAAGACTGGGCGGACGGTTGTGGCTACGACACTGACAGCCGAAAAGCTGAGGCTACATACAACACCTGCCGAGATAATGGGTATAAGCTGTACGCCACCTTCACTACAGCAGAGCTTGAGCAGTGGCGCAAAGACTTGGAGGATTATTAGCACAAAAGCGTAGAATCAGTGTAAAATATCAAGGTCAGAGAATTGAAAGCGAAAAAAGGGGTGAAAATGAAAGAGATTGAATTAAAAGTAAATGTAGCCAATGAGGTCAGAACGGCTAAAGCTAGTTATGAGCATATTAGCAAAGGAGGGGCGATATATCAGGCGAATAGCGCAGAGGATGCCCTTCTTATATGCTATCATTACCGTAAGTGTGCAGCAGCGGATATTTCGATGTCTGTAGATGGGGAGTGGTTCGTTCTTATTGTAAGGTAAGTGAAATAATTAAGATAAAGGAGTAAAATATGTTAACAAATAAACAAAGAAATAAAGTTAAAGCCAAAGCACTAGAGTTTGGGTTTCCAGAAGAGATAGCACAGAAGATTAGTACAAATGCTGAGGTACTTTCTATAGACAATGCGTATGACCTATTATTTGATACGTTTCAGTGGAGTGAAAGTCCAGAAGGTACTCGCTACTGGTTTAATGTTTACAAGACTCTCAATATCGACTTCCAGAGTTACCGTGAACCATGTACTCCAAGATTCTCATGGGAAAGTAAAGAGATTACACAGTCTGAAAAGCAACAACTTCTGAGCATCCTTCGTGAAAGCCTAGAGAACGCTGTTTTTGGCAGGGATTTGTGCAAACGTAAAGCTGGGTATGCTTGGACTTTAGCAGAAAAGGGTACCCCACAAGGTGAGTTCAATTTCCAGCTTTTTAGTGAAATAAACAAGGAGGCTAAAAAGTACAAAAAAGAAGTCAGTAAGATTTCAAATTTAATCAAGAAGGTAAAGGCAATCTAATTGAAACTTAAATA